AAAAGGGGTACTTTCACAAGCACCCCTTTTCATATTATACAAAAACATTATGAATGCTTACTTTAAGCTTGTAACCGATTGATAATCAATACTATTAAGAATTACTACTTTTTATCGAGTAACAAAATAGTAACATAAAAGAGTTAAAGAAACTAAATCGCTTGTTTTACTCGCTACAAAGGTAACAAAATAAACTTGAATGCCAAATATACTTTAACCTACTTTAACTTTGTAATCATTTGTATGTCTACTGCACAACAAGTGTATACCTAAAATCTGAATATCTTACAGATTAACGAATTACATATTTTTTCACATTTGGTAGTTTCAGAAAAAGCTTCTATCTTTGCATCGTCAATGTTACGGTTGACAGACCAAAGTAGTCCTCCTTTCAAGGCGCAAGCCTACAAGATATGAACCTCTGAGTCGTTGTCCGTAACCAACACTCGGGGGTTCTTTTTTTATTCCCCTGAGTTTGAGACAAGACAAGATGGAAGACTATGGGCTAGATACCTTCCGATTCATCAAGTCTATAAATTGCAAGGAAGACCGCATGGCAAATCGTAGGAACTAATAGCAGAAGACGAGCGGAGGGGAATCTACTCCTTATGCTGCTTAGGTTAACTGATGTAGAATTATCAAGTGACCAGATGATGGGGGTTGACGGAACTCATCCATGACATCTTAGGTTTTCTGATGCGTTCACATACGTGTGCGTTAAGGGGAACCTAGAATCCAAAGGAATCTGAAATCTATCCATTTTAATTTTCAATAATTATATTTGGATAATTAAGTAATTAGTAGGCAACAAAAAATAAAAAATCGCTTATGGAAAAGGAAGAAAAAGCAAAGGTCATTCTTGACTACGACAAGTATCAGGAGTTGCTTGAAAGAGCAAGATTTAGTGATTTAAAAGCTCGTTCTATAGAAGACGCTGCTTTTGATAAAGCCACGAAAGAATGTGAAAAATGTGTCAATGAATTGAGAGAAACTATTGCATCGTTGCAAAGAAGTAATAGCAATTTACGTGATAATTTATCGTATCTCGAAGACACAAATGTATCATTAAGGGGTAAACGAATAAAAGATTTGCGTGAATCTCGCCTAGAAGGTTATAGGGAATTTGCTCGGATAAATGGTGATAAGGTGTTAGTCAAAGTTATGAGTTCTTTGGATAAGAGTCTTAAAACTATTCCTGCATTATCTTTCTGGAACTATTTTACTGGCAAGGCTGATAGAGTCTTCTGTGATAAGATAAGAAGTAGTGTATGTAATAGCTTGAACAGAGCTTTCTTAGATTTTCAAATCTAAAATAGATAGGCTTATGAAGATAGAGTCAATAAGTTGTCAGGTCAGAACTGCTCGCAAGCAGCATGTATGTGAGTTGTGCCTTTGCCCTATTCATAAGGGTGAGGAGTATGGGTATGAGGTCTTGAAGGTAGATGACAAGATGGAAGCTCATAAGCGGCATCTGGAGTGTGACGAGTTGACCTCAACAAGGTATGGCATCAGGCGAAAGATGTTATGCCACCAAGAATTTATGGTGGCAATCATGCAGACTTGCTGTGTGTGCATCAGTTCAAGCCTACTTCTCATCCTATCCTTACTCATGAACAGAACTGCCCAATTTTTGAAGAGTATCTTAAATCGAGTCCGAATGATTGGTGGTGCAGAACTGGGGATTTGTTGAAGAATGAACATCGTGAACTTTATTGGAGATAAATTATTAATTAATTTAAATTGTTAAGTTATGTGTGATAAAACAAGTAGTATGTCAATGTATATTGGCACAAAAGCAGTTATGGCAATGCCTATGACTATGTTAGAAGCGCAGAAAGTGCTTGGTAGAGAACTGAAACCAGTAACCGTTGAATTAGATGGCTACTTGGTAGAGTACAAGGATGGATATAAGTCTTGGTCTCCTAAGAGTGTGTTTGAAGAAGCTTATCGTGAACTTGTCGGAACGGATTTTGGTACGGTTGTTGAGGATTTGAAGTTTGGTTTTGCGGTAAGACGCAAGGGATGGAATGGCAAAGGTCTGTTTGTTGTCAAACAGATTCCTTCTCATATTGAAGGCAACATCATTCCTACGATGCAGTCGCTGCCTATGTCTGCTAAGCACGTTCTGTTGAGCCGTGAGAATGCGCACATTGATTTTACCAATCAGTTGCTTATCATCAATCCAGATGGTCGTGCAGATTCTTGGGTTCCTTCTGTATCTGATATTTTTGCTGAGGATTGGGAGGTTGTTAAAACTGATTGTCCTCCTGATTGTCCTTCTGATTGTCCTTCTGATTGTCCTCCTGATTGTCCTTCTGATTGTGACGCTCCTTCTGATTCCCCTATTGAAAACAAGTAATGACTAGTTCTTCTGCTGAATACTATAGAACGCACCCAGCAGCTAGAGCACGAAAGGCGGCTTACGATACAAAGTTTGAGTCTTCTCCTGCTCAGAAGGCTAAGCGTAGGGAGTTGGCTCGTCACAACGCTGTTCACGATAAGAAGTATGGGGCAGCTTCACGCAAGGGCATGGATGCTTCACATACCAAATCAGGAATTAGGTATAAACCATCATCGGTGAATCGTGGTTCCAAGACGGACATGGCTGGGGATAGAAGAGCGAGAGGCGGTCGCTGATAGTGAATAAAAGAATAGGGAGTGCTCACGCATTCCCTATTTTATTATCCTAACAATCTTAAAACCTATAAACCAAAAACCTATGAAAAAAATAATTAAAATATTAAAAATTTATGAAACAATTTATTTTATCCTTCCTCTTCTGACATCTGTCTTAACTTCTCGGTGAGGGCATTGTGAACCTCACGCTTATCGTCAAGAGTGACGGTCTGTAGCTTAGGGCAGTTGAACTCCAGTATCTTGATGAAAGTTGATACCTTATCCTTTGGCTCACACTTATACCATGCTGCCATGAAGTCTTCCCAAGCCTCTCTAGAAAAGTCGGCACACAGCTCACGAAACTCCTTTGTGATAGGAGACTCGTACCCTTTCTGCTTTCCTCCAGTCTTTGCTCGACCTTTCTCGAACTGACCTTTTGTATTTCTATCTGCTGCCATTGTCTTAACTATTTTGGTGCAAAGATAGTAATTTGTTGGCAAACGGAAACTTTATCCGTTAACTTACCTACCTAAATAAACGGATAAAATACGATTCTCGGATGGTATCTGTATCTTTGTACCATTATTAATAATTTAAATTTCATATATATGATAGGTGCATTAATAGGTGCTGGGCTTGGGCTTGCAAGCAGCATCGCTGGCGGTATAGCTAACCGCAAGGCGAGACGTAAGCAGGAACAGATGATTGCCCAGCAACAGAGAGAAAATCAGGCGTGGTATGACAGAACATACAATGCCGACCCGACAAAGCGTGCTGATACGGTTCGCTTGCTCACACAGATGCAGGAGCAGATTAAGAACAGAAACAAGGCTGCCAAGGGTAGACAAGCGGTAATGGGTGGTACTGAGGATTCCACTACTGCGGTGAAGGAGGCGAACAACAAGACTCTTGCTGATACTACCTCACAGATTGTGGCTGCAAATGATGCCCGAAAGGATAACATCGAGCAGCAGTATATGAACAGAAAGAACCAGTTACAGAACCAGCAGATGGGTATGGAAGCTGAGAAGGCTGCTGATACCGCTAATGCGGTGGCTGGCGTGGCTGGTACTGCTGCCAACATCGCTGCAACGATTGATAGTGGTGCTGGTAAGAGTAAGGTGGCTCGTCCTGACGTGGCACAGCCTACCGATGCAGATATGGCTAAGTTGGATGCTAAGGTGGGTGCGGCTCCTACACAGCAGCAAGTAGCGAATGATTTGAACAATATGATTGGTGACAATGCGCCAAAGAAGATTAAAGCATAGCCTATGAAAGCATCAGATATGTTACGAAACAATAATGGCTTGAAGACAACACAGAGTGTACTCAACAAGCAGCAGAGTGGTGTGGATGCCGCACAGAAGGTGGCACAGATTCAGGCTCCAGTCTTCACCCAGCAGCAACTTGATGCGGCTGGCAAGAAGGTTGACCAGATGAATGCTGCTACTCCTCAGAATGAAATACCTACGATGAAGGCGGCTAGAGAGAAGACTATCGCTACTCAACAAGCCATCGCCAATGGGGTAGATGTAAATCAGAGTGCTCCTAATGATGAGGAGGATAAACCATCCGTACCCATCGTGAAGAAGGAGGAGTCGAAACCTCAGCCTAAGCAGTTGTCTTATGCTGACATGTATAAGATACTGAATCCTGAACTGAATGAGACTGCTGAGCAGAGGGCGAACAGAGAGAAGAAGGAGCGTACCAAGGCTCGTATCGCTGCTCTGGGTGATGGTCTCCGTGCGCTATCCAATATCTACTTCGCTACCAATGGTGCCAAGGTGGTACACAATCCTGAGTCGGATATGACTAAGGCGGTGAATAAACGCAAGGCATATATGGATGCTCAGAGAGAGAAAAATAGGGCATCATGGCTGGCTGGGTATCAGAGGGCACTCGCTCTTGATGAGGAAGCTCGTAAGAATAACCTGACTCTCGCTGAGCAGATGAGGTATCACGATATGCAGAACGAAATCAACAAGGTGAAGAATGACCTAGGTCAGCAGAGAATTGACCAAGGAAATAGAAGACTTGACCTTAGTGAGTTGAAATATACCAATGATGCAGAGTACAAAGATAATCAGTTGAAGATTAAGAAGATGCTTGCTGATGGTCAGATAAGTCATTGGGCTGCTCAGGATGCACTAGCTAGACTACGAGAAGGACGTATTGCAAATAAGGCTCAGAAATCTTCGGGCGGTAACAAAACTACTGCTGGTTATTGGTATGAGTACTACGACCTGATGGACACTCCTGAGGGGCAGAAGAAGATTAATGAACTTAAAAGAAAGTTGAGAATCAAGAATGTTACTCAGACTAACGTGAGATACATCATCGATAGATTGAAAGGAAGAAGTAGTTCTGCTGGAGGTGGTAAATCATCTGGTGGCGGCAAGCATACAACACATAAGGCTGTCGGTTCTTCGGCTGGTGGCAAGAAGAAGACTGGCGTAAAATGGTAACAGAATTGGTAACAAAAATTTGGTAACAAACAAATATATATATCATGGCAGAAAGACCATTATACACTTTATACAAGAATCTGAAAGCACAGAACTATGATGTGCCTGATGATTACAATAAGTTTGAGAGTGCTCTGACAAGAGACGGAAAGGGCGGTGCGGATAACAGACACGCTATCTATGAGAACTTGAAGGCTCAGAACTTTGATGTTCCATCAACTTATGAGCGTTTTTACTCTGCACTCTTTGAACCTCGAAGCAGGACTTCATCCAGAGCGAAGGGCGGTAGTGTTCCAATGAGTGCTGCTGACCGTGCTCGTTTCTCTGCTGGGGCAGCAGCTATCTCGGCTAGTGCTCAGCAGACAATGAACAATGCTGACAGATACAACAGACTGAAACAACGCAAGCAGAAACAACAGAAGGATTTCGGTCGTGTGAACTTGGGTACACATCAGACTCCCTTCGGTGGTGATGCTAACAATGTGGTGAAGGATGATTTTGCTTACAATCCTGAGACTGGCAAGACTGGCGCATACGTTACCTCGGACAATGAGAATGTTTATTCTCTTCCTGAAGCTGAGCAGAAACAAGCTATCCTTGACCAGCAGAATAACGCTTATCAGCAAGCGGTAGATACAGGTGAGATACCATCTGTTTTAGATGTTCGTGATAAGAACGGCAACTATGACTTGCAGGAGAACATCGGCAAGAATGGAACCTACCTTACTGAGGAGGGTGCTCAAAAGCAGTTTGATAAGAAACTGGCTGATGCCTATGCCCGAAAGAAGGAGATTGAAGCTGCTATAGCGGAAGACCATCGTCTGCATGGCAATCCTCTTCTCTCTTATGGTGCTAGTATTGGCGCAAGTAACGGAAGAACTGCTGAGCAGAGTGACTATAGTAATAAGTTGGCAACCTCTCTTGCTTTGGTTAATGAGCAGATTGGTGCGCTTGAAGCGGTGAAGCAATATCCTACAAGTAGCTGGGGTGAGGACGCATTGAAGGCTCTTGACAATACAGCCTTTACTGCTAAGACTTGGGATTTCGGTCTGACTGACTTCGCTACCATGGGACAGATGGAGCGTATCAAGACAAAGATGGATAACAATATTCCTCTCTCTGGTTCTGATAAGATGCTCCTGAAGAGTAAACTGGGTGCGGATGCTGCTACGGCTCTCGAAGATGAGAAGATGGGTAACATCTATCGCTGGACGAAGATTGCAGGGCAGAGTCTCCCATTTATGGCTGACTTCTTCCTGACTGGCGGCTATGGTGGTATTACCAAGGGCATCAGTCGTGGAGCATTGAAGATTGCTGCCAAGCGTGGCATGGGCAAGGTGAGTGCTGCCATCTTGAAGAATACTGGAATCGTGGCTGGCGATGTTATCGGCTCGTATGCTATGGCTGGAACTGAGCAAGCGTTGAAGACTGGTGCTGACATCATGCAGCGACATCTTGGTAATCTGTATCAGGATGAGAAGGGTGATTATAAGTTTGGTACTTTCGATGAGAATGGAAATCTTCTGCATGAGGGTGGTGAGTCTATTGGTACTGCTCTCTATAAGGGTATGACCTCTGCTATGGTAGAGAACTATACTGAAAAACTCTTCGGTCACAACTATGGTATCAAGAAGGGTGCTGTCAACTTCATGGAGAAACATGGTATGAATGCTTCTGCTGAGTTCTTCAAGAATATCGGCAAGAGCGGATGGTACACCAATTCTAAAAAGTGGATGGAGAAGTTCGGCATCAATGGCTTCGGTGAAGAAGTGATGGAGGAAGAAATTGGCATTCCTCTTCATGCTCTATTGGATGGAGACAATAAGTTCTCTGACCTTCTTGATACTAAACAGCAACTTGACATCATCGGTGGTATGGCTATCTCTGTTGGTTCTATGTATGCGATGGGTGCTGGCTCCCGACCAGTAAAAGGTATCTACAATCGTGCTCAGTATTACCGATTCCGCAACAAGGTGAACGTGGCTGATAGTGATGCACAGAACCTTATGGGCGATAACTGGGCAGACATCAAGGATAAGATTGACAACGCTACCAACGAGCAGATGGGTGGTGTGCTGGCTGATATTCTCAGACATAGAGATACCATGACCAAGGAGCAGATTAATGCTGCTGTTAACTATGGTGTCAACCTGATGAAGATGCGTGGCTACAATATTGCCAAGACTGCTGAAATGAATGCAAGAGAGATTACCAATGAGCCTACAACACCTGAGGAGCAGCATCAGGCAGATATTGACAACGCTTATTCTGAGGGGCATGATGCTGATGATGCAGACAAGCATGATATTCAGATTCATCAAGAAGACCAGATGAAGACTCTTGCAGCAGTATTGGGTATCTCTGAGCAGCAGCTATCTGCCATGAGTGATGAGGAACTGGAATCCATGACTGGGCAGGATGATAAACTTGACCAAGCAATCTATGACTACCAGTTGTCTTCTGCCCGATACCAAGGTGTGGTTGATGATGCACAAGATAAGGTTGACCTTGCTGCACATCAGGCAGAGCAGAGAGTTGATATGTACACAGACCAGAGCCGTGGTTCTGTCCGTAACGCTACTATCAAAGCATCAGGCGGCTTGGAAGACTATGGTGTTTATATTATCAGTGGTAATATTGCTACTCATGATGATGGCTCCATTGATGTAAGCAATAGCGATGATATGATTCTCTATTATGACCCGACAACCAATAGTGTTGAACATGCTGATGCGTTGATGTTCGCTGAACTGGGTGAAGAACTCCCTGCTGATGATGTGAAGGCTCAGGCGGTAGCTGATGCTAAAGAGAATGCTATCAAAGAAGTGGCTGGCATCATTGATGGAACCGTTGAAGTTGGCTCCCAGTTCAATGTGACTGATACTGATGGTACTGAACATACCTATGAGGTGTTGGCTGACTATGGTGATGGTACTGCTGCTATCTCTATAGATGGTAACGTGGTAGAGAATCCTTATTCGTTTGCAGACTTGCAGCAGATGAAAGACTTGGAAGACCAGAAGAGACTGGAAACTGCCAAGGCTGAGCGTGAGCAGATGGAGAAGGAACGTGCAGCCCAGCAGACTCAGGAGACTGAACAGACTCAGCCTTCATTTGATTTCAATCAGATACTTAATGATAATGGTAACGTGGTGCTCGTTGATGTGCTCGACAAGGATGGTAATACCAAATATCCTGACTCTAGATTGTTCCTCATTCGTGATGCTGGTGCTAAGGCTAAGGTAGTTGAGTTGAAGAGTGATGGCACTCTCGTTCCTCATGCTGTGAACAAAGAAGATGTGGCTACAATCTCTTCTATGTCACTTGACGAATACAAACAAGCTATGCCTGAATCCTCAATGATAGAGGATAATAGTGGAGAGAATAGAGGTGAGATAGAGGTGGAGACTCCGACAATAGAGGGCGAGACTGCTGCTCCTGCTGAGGAGACTGCTGCTCCTGAATCTGCTGAGACTCCTGCAACTGAACAGACTCCTGCTGCTCCTGCCATTACCCTTGAAGATGGAACCATCGTTCCTATGCTGGAGGATGGCAATCCTGACTTCTCGAAGCTGACAGCCGCACAGACTGCTGAGTTGTATGATACTCAGTTTGGTGAGGATGCAGATAGTATCGTATCTGGATATGTGTCTGATGCAAAGAAGGCACTCGACAAGGCTAGCAACATGACCGTAAAGGGTAAGACTTTCGTGGAACAGAAGGCTGCTAAGGATGCCAAGGAGAAGGCTATTGCTGATGCTCAGGCGGCTTATGACTCTGCTATCGCTATCCGTGATGCTTATAATGAGCGACAACTTGCCAAGGTGGAAGATACTGCTGAGGGTAGAAAGGAACTCATTGAGAAGGCAAGAAGAAAGTTCGCTCGCTTGAAGAGTGCTGTGAAGGACGATGCTGAGGCTGTATCACAACTCTATAGAGAAACTATCGGTTCTCTCCTTCATCGTCTGTATGATAGTACTGGAATTGACGTTACTGATACAACTCCGCTTACTGCTGAGGAGTATGTGGCTAGCAACCTCGGTGCTCACTCTCTCAACTATGAGGGAACAGAGACAAGTAAGGGTGTTAAGCAAGAGACTGGATTGAGCAGAGAAGACTTTGCCAAGACCCAGTTGCTCGCTGCTGATGGCAAGGGAACTACTATTGATGCGCTCGTTCACAGCCTATGGGAGAATCGTCCATCCAACCTTGAATCACTCGACACTCAGGATATTCGTAACGCACTTATCGGTGTACTCAATAGCGGTTTCAAGGCATCGGAAGCAAGGAATTTTGTTGAAAATATTCGCATTGCTCAGGCAGAGAACATACTTGAAGAGCAGAAACGTGCTCAGGAGAATGCAGCCTATGCTGAGCAGCACGAGGCTGAGCCAGAGGCCGAGTTGAAGGCGAAGTCGGATGAAAAGGCTGAGTTGAAGGCGAAGTCAGAGGCGATGTTGGATAATGAATTGGATAATAAATCTAATGATTTGGATAATGATTTGGATAATGAGAAGATAAATGACAATATAAATGATAATATAAATACTCTCACTCCTGAACAGCAGAAAGCTAAGGAAGATGGCGAGAAGTTAGGCTTCCCTGCTGTTGACAATGAAGGGGAACCTATCAATCAGTATATCATTGAACTTGCTAATTGGGCAAAGGAGCAAGGCTTGGAGATAGACCCTACATCTAAGTGGAATAACTATGCTGACTTGTTTATTATGTGTAAGGATGGATTTGGTGCCGGCACGCTGGTTCCTGATAGGGGTGAGTCTATCAATCAGGTAGTTTATTTCCCTGATAACGTGCAAGGCTTTGACCAACTATGGAAGCTGCATGAGGAGTTTAATGTTGGTCGTGACCTTAAACACTCTGCTGATATGGATAATGAGCAGACACAAGGTGCAACGTTCTATGATGCCGATACTGCTAGAGAGTTCAAAGAGTTTGTTGACAAGAAGGTAGAGGAACAGAATAAGGTGTTCGGTGAGCAGAGGTCTGAGGAAGACCTTCCTTTCTCTGCTAAGGAGAATGGCAAGCAGCAGACAACTGCTGAACGTGCTGCCGATGTAGATAAGAATAAGGTGGATGATATGAAGGTCGTTGACAATATCGTGGGCGAGAAGACTCGCAAGGCTTTCGAGAGATTGGCTAAGATGATGGGTGCTGACATTCAATGGCAGTACTCTGACAAGTTGGGCAACGGCTGGATTCAGGAGACCACGGATGCCGATGGCAACGTACATCGTACCATCTTCATCACTCTTGACTCTTCTATCACGGAAGGTGCTCAGTTTATCTTCGGTCACGAAATGACCCACCAAATCAAGAACCTGAATCCTGCTGCATACAATGAGTTGACTCAGCTTGTGCTTGATACCTATGGCTCTGATGCCTTCGACAAGGCGGTAGATGAGACCATGCAGAGATATTCTGATGCTGGATTCTCTGGACGTGCTAGAGATTACTATGCTGAGGAGGTTGTTGCTGATTCGGTAGGTGAAATGATTCGTGACTTGAACCTTGCTCAAACTCTCGCTATGAAGATGTCTCATCCTCTGCTCGCTGCTATCCATGAGATATTGCAGAAGATTAAGTTGGCATTCTTTGGTACTGAGTATAGCGATGTGACCAAGAACATCATCCGCTCTATCGAACAAGCCTACGTGAAGACTGCCAAGGGTGAGGTGACAAACTCTGAGACTGGCGAAGATGTTTCATTCTCTCTCCGTCAAAAGCCTGAGCCTAAGAAGAAGGGTATCGGCTATAAGGTGTTTGTGCTCAAGGATGGCAAACTCTATCCACCAATGGTAGCGAACCCTGATGGTGCTGCTACTCCAGTGGGTGTATGGCTCGATGCTGATGCGGCTCCTATTGCAGGAGAAAGCAAGACTGGCAGACCTCAGGTTAAGCAGGGCGGCAAGGGAACACAAGGCGGTAGCGGTAAGCTAGCCTATAGACCAGGCTGGCATCTTGGTGTAGTGCCTTACGCTATCCAGTTCAACCGCAAGGATGCTGAGGGCAACAAGACTCTCTTCCCTAAGAACTTCGTCTTCGCTGAGGTGGAGTATGCTGCTGATGTAGATTATCAGGAGGAAGCTCGCCAAGAGGGTATCAATCCATCGGGCAAGTATCAGCATTCACTCGCTGGCTTGAAACATCTGCCTACTGATGGCTATTATATGTATCGTACCAACCCGAACCCTGAGACTGACCCTTGGGTGATTACTGGTGCGATGAAGGTGAACCGTATCTTAACCAGAGCAGAGCAAGCCGAACTTGTGAAGAATGCTGGTCGTGAACCTCAGCAGATTCAGGAGGGCGATATTGTTACTGATGATGTTGTGAACAGCATCAATCAGGAGATAGCTGATGCTCCTAAGTTCTCGCTGAAGTCAAAACCAGTCCGCTTTGAAGCTGGCAAGAAACTCAGCGATGAAGAGAAGAAGGAAGTCCTTTCTACATTGAAGGATGCCTATAAGGTGAATGGTGTTCCTTACCACATCGAAGAGACTGCTGGCGGCAAGGAGAAGAGAGTATATGAGCCAATTGCCGATAGCTATGTGGTGAGCGATATTACCAATCGCCCACTAAGATACTATATCACTTTGCCTGATGGTCGTGTGGCTCATCCAACCGAGGTCTATCCTAATATCTCAGATAATGAAGTGAAGTCTTCTGCTACTAAGCAAGGTTTGCTTGATGATGAGGCTGACCAGATTATTAGTGCTGCCATTGATAATATGAAGGATATTTCCAACAATGCCAAGGCGGTAGAGGTGCTGACCGAATTGCAGAATCTCCAACATGAGACACATGATGTAGGCTACGGCTTGAACAATGCTCAATCATACAACTACAAGACTGGTATCTTCACTTCTGATGCTGCCCAAGCTATAGATTATGTGGTAAGACGAATGAGAAGAAAGGAAGATGTGCCTGCCGATGTAGTTAATGCGGTGAAGACTGCTGTGAAGGATAGCTATGGTATGGTAGATAACCTGATTGATGGTTTGGTAGATTCTGTTAATCCTAGCGGAGTTGGGGCTTTTGGAAATATCTATAATCAGTTTAAGGGAAAAGCTAAAGAAGCAATCAATTTCTTGAAGAAATTAGGCGGTGGAGAGGCTACAGCGGCTCTTCATCATCATGCTATTGGGGATATTTCACTTGTTTGGGGAGATAAGAAGACAGGTCTAGCTAAGATTCTCAGAAAACATCCAGAAGTTGTTGATAATTTGCAGTCTATCATTGATAGTATGGAAGTGGTGAGCGAAACAGATAACCGTATAAAATTGGAATCACCAACCCATTTTGCTGTTGTTAGCAAAGAATTTAAGGGTGAACCAAGAGAAAAGTGGTTGTTAACTGCTTATGAGAAAAAAGAATCCTTGGCAAATGACAAGAGTATGGACACTGCCACTACTTCGCTGGGAGGTGACACAGCTCTCTCCCAAACCAAGGAATCTGCTGCAAAGATAGACAATTCTTCTGAAACTGCCAAGGAAAATGAAGAAAAAGTTGATGTTGAGGAGCCAAAAACTTTCGAAGAGTTCTTGAATCATCCTTCTTTGAAGTTCTCAATCAAGAATGAGGAGCAGAGAAAAGCGGCTGAGGATGCTTATGAATATGCTTCTAAACTCCGTCCTAACAAGTATGCTCAGTATGCTCTTGTGGATATGAGCAATCCTTCAAACTCTCCTGAGTATTACGAAAAGAAAGTGTTGGCTGACAGATGGAGACGATTCTATAACAAGGCGGTTCATAATGAATTGGATGATGTGTATAAGGATGCTTGGGGTAATTATAAACTCTTTGACCTTGACCAACCTTTTGCTGACCAAGTGAATGAGGTGAAGGGTGATGTTCCTAGCGAGTTCAATGCTCCAGATGTTGAAGCAAACAAAAATGCCGACAACGAAAGTGGTGCTGAGTATCACGAATACAAGCAAGATGAACCATCGTCTGTTACTTATAAGGATAGATATAAGGCTTTCAAGCAACGTGAGGCTAACAGAGAGAAGACTGCTGGATTGAGAAAGGAACTAAAGGAAGTAGAGGATTCATACAACTCGAAGAGCGAACAGCGTATTGAATACAACAAGCAACTGATGAAGGTGTATATGGATAAGCATGGTTTGTCTTCTGAAAACGATATTCCTGAAGATATTTGGAATGATTTGAGAGACAAATCTTTCGAGAAGTATCAAGATGAGTTGGATAGTCTGTTTAATAAGTACAAAGACTTGGATAGACAGATTAAGGCAGTAGCAGAACCTCGCTTCTCTTTGAAGGATGAGAAAACTCTTGTAGGAGTGCATAACATTACTGAGGAGAAGTTGAGAAAGGCTTTGAAGCTTGGTGGCTTTGCCAATCCTAGCCTTGCTGTTATTGACACAAGCAAGAGTGGTCACGACAACTTTGGAGAGATTTCCTTCATCGCTCCTTCTGCCCTTTTGGATAAGCGTACTGGCAATACTGGTGGCACTTGGATAACTGATGCCTACACTCAGCGATACCCTTCTATTGAGCGTGAAATGAGTGAAAAGGGAAGTCAGAAGTTTAAAGACTGGGTTGATAGCCTTGAATACCCAAGTGAAGCTAAGGCTGAGATTAAGAGACAGGCAGAGGATGCGCTGAGCAACAATAATGCTCCTGCTTGGGAATTGATGTACTTGAAGGAAAAGGGTATTGATATTAAGGAGTATGATTCTAGAATTGATTATCGCTGGAAAGAAATTATCAGCGACCATCCTACTGCTGAGGATATTCTGAATAGTATGCAGACTGACCCTGAACTGAATGAAAAGGTTACAGGTCTGGCTAAGCACGCAATCATTCACCCTACATGGGAAAAGATTTCTTTGGAGGTAAGAAGACAGATGTATAAGGAGACTGGTGTTAAGGCTAGTCCTATCAATCCACAAGTAAGAAAGCAGACTAAGGAAATCTTTGAGCGAGACTATAAATCAACCTTGCTTAATAAGGACGGCAGTCCAAGGAAAAAAGATGTAAAGAAGGTTGTTGAGGATATTGTGAAGGAGCACAACGACACCAAGCAGTACGATTTCTATCTCTCTAAGGTTAAGGCAAGTAATTACGTCAACAAGAATGGTCTTTATGATGATTACATCAAATGGCAGGAGAACAAACTGGATGAGTTCGGCACAAAGAACCGTATCTTCCGTGGTTACAAGAACGATGGTTCTAGAAAGTATGTACCTGAGACTCTTGAAAATGTCTCAAAGGCTATGAGGGAAGATGCAAATGGGCAGACTAATGGAAGTGAATACACTTCATTTGGCAGCTTCATTGCCAAGTTAGCTAGCCGTGTTGATTCTACTGACGAAATGCGTGCCAACAAGGATAAGTTGTCTTCTAATGAGGATAAGGAAGCATTTTACGAGAAATGGTCGAACGTGTATTACGACCTTGCCAAGTCCTTGTATGATGATGTGTTCTATGGTGAGCAGAGACTTCACGACATAGTATCTCAGGCAGACCCTAAGAAGTATGCCAAGAAAGAATATGGCATTACTCTTACTCCTACCTTTATGAAGAAGCTGGATGCCTTGAAGAAAGCAGTACAGATAGAGTTGAAGAGTGCGTACTTTGAGACTAAGTACAACAGACCTTTGCGTCTTAATGAGTTTGCTGCTGCTGTAGTTCCAAACAATTTGGGCGATGATGTACGTAAGGGTATATCGGATGCTGGCTTGCCAATGTATGACTACGACCCGAAAAAGGATGGTGACCGCAGTCGTGCCTTCAATGAAGCTATCAATAGTAGCGACAATATCCGCTTCTCGCTGAAAGATGAGAAGGAGAAGATTGTGGCTGATGCCAAGGCAAACGGAACATACATGATAGCTCCTAATGGTGAGAAAACCAAACTGGATGCAGAACAATGGGCAACCGTCCGTACTACCAACTTCAAGAACTGGTTCGGAGACTGGGAGAATGACCCTGAGAATGCTTCCAAGGTGGTAGATGAGAATGGTGAACCTCTTGTAGCTTATCATGGAACAACAAATGATGAAACTACAAGCGTATGGAATGAAAAGACTAAAATGTATGATACGTCTCATGAGCCGTTTACGGTGTTCAAAAGAGAGGTAGATGGACTTCCTAATAGTGGTCTGTTCTTTAATAGTAGTGAGGATAATGCCTATGAGTATGGTTATAATAACTATGCTGTATATCTGAGTGCAAAGAATCCACTTGTTATAGATTGTAAGGGAAGCTTGTACAATTCTATTAAACATGATGGGAAAACGATGGACACATACGATTGGGCTAACTGGGCAGAGGAGAATGGATATGATGGAGTTATCTTCAAAAACATCAAAGATGGTGTTGATTACGGTTCGATGCAAGATACAACGGATGATTACGTTGTGTTCAAATCTAACCAAATCAAGTCTGCCGAGAATAACAATGGCGATTTCTCTGCCGACAATAATGACATCCGTTTCTCTCTGAAATCTATGATGGCGAAACCAGAGGGATGGAAACAAGCCAACAAAAAGGCTATACATATTGCAGAAGCTATTGAGCGTGACCCTAAGTTCTCCTTGAAGAACCTTGATGGCACTCTCATTAAGGCTGGAACATACTTTAGCGGTGGCGGTCTTGTTGAGGAAGGCTTGAAGGGTATCATCGACCCAGTGGTAGCCGTGGAGTATGACGAGAAGATAAGCGGTGTTTATCGCAACAACTTCGGGCAGCACATCGTTACTGCTGATGTCCGTGACGTTGACCCTAAGGATTTGGTTAAGCAGATAGATGGTGAGGTGGAGTATTTCCATGCTAGCCCAGTCTGCAAGAACTACTCTCAGGCGAAGAGTAACCATGCCGAGGTTGAACTTGACAAGGAGACTGCTGCTAGTACAGCGGAGTTTATCAATGCGGTTAAGCCAAAGGTGGTGACTATTGAGAATGTGAAGGGATATAAGGATTCGGATGCCATGAAGACTATCACGGATGCGCTTGATGCCAACGGATATACTTGGGATGCAGATGTCTATAACGCTGCTGACTTTGGCGGTTACACCAACCGAGAGAGATTGATTGTCCGTGCGGTTCGTGATGGTAAACTTCCTGCTAAGCCAAAGAAGATGGAACACAAGAGCGGATGGTATGAAGCTGTGGTTGATATTATCCCGACCCTAACCGAGAAGAAGAATGGTGTTGCTAATTGGATGGATGTCCGCTTGAAGGCTGATGGTATTGACTGGCGAAACATTGATAAGCCATTGTATGTGATGGGTAGTGCCTACGCTGATGGCAAGATTCCTCATGCTTTTGCTGATGAACTACTGCCAACACTTAGAACCAAGAGCGGTGACGTGATTGTGATGCCTGATGGTAAGGTTTATCGTGCCATGGGTAGAGTTCTTGCAAGAGTTTCAGGAGTGAGCGATGATTACAAGATGCCATTCTCCGAGAGCCTGAGCCATACTATCATCGGCAACGGAATACCTACCCAGTTGACCGAGCATGTTATTGCTCCTCTGCTTACTGGCTCTGACCCTAAGTTTAGCATCCGTACCTATCATGGTACTGGTGCTAGCTTCGACAAGTTCGATTTTAGCCACATGGGTGAAGGCGAAGGTTCACAAGCATTTGGCTGGGGTGGTTATGTTACCAACTCTAAGGATATTGCTGAGGACTACACAAGACGTGCCAAGATAAGGAAAGATAATGGCGGTTTTGAATTTGTGACAGATATGTCTGCCAATAACAAAGATATGGTAAGACAATATATCTATAAACATAAAGATGTAAACAAGGGATTGGATGCTATGAGAAAAGACCTTTCTTCTGCTCTAGAAATGTTCCCTGATGATGATGATTTAAAGGAACTTAGCAATATTCTTGCAAAGAAGAATGAGGAAATAGCTGTTCCTGATAATATTGCTTATCTTTATGATGTGGATATTCCTGATGATAATGGAGATTATCTTGATTGGGATGCTCCTTTGACAGATAAACAGAAGAATACAATCATTAAAGAATTAAGGCGATTAAAAATAGATTTTGCCGACTTTAAAAAGCGTGGTTTTTCTTTTGATGGTTCATTTGGCGGTAATGCCTATGATTTTCTAATGTATGCTTTAAGAAAAACAAAGAAGTGGAAAGATGTAAATGCTAGTCGTGCAGTTAGTAAGTTCCTGTCTTCTATTGGCTTCACTGGTATCAAGTATAAGGCTGGTACTATCTTTGGCGGTGCAAAGGAAGGTGATTACAACTATGTAATCTTTGACGAGAACAATGCCAATATCGTGGGTAATACCCGATTCTCCTTGCGCTATGACCAGTTTGAACACGACCTGAACCAGTGGAAGAAGGACAATAATCTGCCAAAGGATGCCCAGAGACCAACTATCCCACAACGTAATGCTGGCGAGAGTGCTGTTGACTTCCTGAGGAGAGTGGATGAGTACCGCAAGCAGATGGCTCTGTGGAAGACTGCACCAACATACGAGCAGCATCTTCTTAGTGATGATACTGCCCTTGGAGAGTTCAACCGAGAGTTGCAGCGTGGTTCTGTACTGAAACGTATCGCTTTCCAAGATAGTATGCTGGCTATCCGCAAGGCTCAGGAAGCAATTATGAAAGAAGTGGGTGTTGACCGCCTGAATATGGCAGAGGATGCCTATACTGCCGAGAACAGAAGTCATGGCAAGGGTAAGAATGAGTTTGAGGAATACAACAATGAGTTCTTGCAGCCACTCAGAAAGGCTTATCACCAGATGAAGAAGATACTGGGTGATAGCTATGACAATGTTCGTATCTACATGATGGCTAAGCATGGTTTGGAGCGTGATGCCCAGATGGCTTTCAAGAAGTCACTGGAATCTGACTTTGAAGATGTGGCTCAGAGAAGTGCGGCATATAGGGCTTACAAGGGCGATATGAACCGCATTACCAATGATAGCGATTTGGAGTTTGGAAGAGTGGATTTCAACACTTGGAGACAGAGAGATAACGCTCTCAGAACAAAATATTCTCCTTCTTATATGGATTACCGCTATGATAAGAATGGTATCGCCTACGATTACTCTGGCTTGTCGGCTCTCTTCGGTGGCTCAGACTTTGAGGAAGCTGCACACAAACTGGTAAGGGATATTGAGAGTAATCATGTTGCTGAGGTGCAAGACTTATGGAATGCAACGAATGCGGCTACCAAGAAGATTCTCCGTGATGGCTATAAGGCTGGCATGATGAGCAAAGACACTTATCAGTATGTGCGTGATATGTATAGCCATTATATTCCTCTCCGTGGATGGGATGGCACTACTGCCGACCAAGTATGGGACTATGTAGGTGGTGGCAAGGGTGCGTTCAATCAGACCTTGAAGACGGCACACGGACGAACCTCTATCGCTGACGACCCTATCGCCTACATCGAGAATATGGCAGAGAGTGGAATCCTGCTGAACAATAAGAACTGGGTGAAGCAACACCTGATGCTCTTGGCACAGAATCATCCTACTTCTTTGCTGACCCTGAGCAAGTCTTGGTATGTGAAGAGTACGGATGTCAACGGAAACGAAGAGTGGATTCCTGCTACACCTCAGATTACTTCTCAGATGAATAGCAATCAGGTGAAGGCGGCTATTGATGCTTTTGAACAGAAGATGGAGCAGATGGCTCAGACTGGCGATGCTACTCAGCAGAGAGACGGCTTGAATATTGCCTATCCCCAGACTCATAGCGAGGAAAGAGAGCATGAGGTGCGAGTGATGAAGGATGGCGAGGAGTATGTTATCTATGTGAATGGTGACCCTCAGTTGGCTCAGGCGATGAACAATACAAGGGCACACCGAGTAAGAGAGATTCAGAGCGGCAAACTTGATAGGGCTGCTGCTTGGTTGGGTAGAAAGATGGCTGCTGCCTATACCAGTCTTTCACCTCTCTTCATTCCTTCCAACTACTTCCGAGACCTGACCATGACTCTGGCATCTACCGCTATTCGTGAGGATGGAAGATACAATTATCTGCTCAGAAAAAATTTGACTACCTCATGGAATCTCGGATTCATGCTGAAAGATTATCAGAACGGCAAGTTGAGAGAGAAGGTAAGCAACGGAAATGCTACCAAGAAGGAACAGATATTCTATGACTTCATGATGAATGGTGGCGAGACTGGCTTTGTTTCTTCGCTGGACGTGGAAGACTTGAAGAAGAAATTCAAGAATGATTTGAAGGATTTGGATAGATGGAAGGCGAACCCAGTAAAGGTAGGGCATACCATCATGGATAGTATTGAGTTCCTGAACAGAATGATTGAGGATAGTAACCGATTTGCGGTTTACATGACTTCTATTCAGTATGGTCGTTCCATTGATGAAGCTGTGAATGATGCAAAAGATGTAACCTTGAACTTCAACCGCAAGGGTACTGGAGAATACGGCTGGCAGATGATTAGAAACCTCTATCTCTTCATCAACCCAGCAGTACAGAGTTTGCAGACCTTGGGTGCGCTTGCTAAGCATCATCCTTTCAAGTTTACGGCTGTTACTGCATCATGGTTAGCGAGTGGTGTGCTAGTTCCTATCGTTAACGCTGCCCTGATAAGTCTGTTTGGCGGTGATGATGATAAGGATAAGTACTGGCAGTTCACTAAGTGGGATAGACGTAACAACCTTATTATGTGGATTCCATATACTCATGAATATGTGAAGATTCCGCTGGCTCAGGAGTTCCGTGCTTTCTATGGAGTAGGCGATATGATTGCATCTAAGATGATGGGTGGAGAGTTGGCAGAGGAAAGTTGGAATCAGTATGCAGAAGACTTGATGGGTCAGGTAGTTGATATGTTACCGCTCGACCCAACTGGATATGATGGCAATATTGCGGTTAGTCTGATGCCTAATGCTATCCGTCCTGTCTTTGAGTTGGCTTTTAATGTTGACTTCACTGGCAAGCCATTATTCAAGGACACAGAGTATAACAAGTATGACCCTAACTTCACCAAGGCATACGTGGGCACTCCTGATTGGTTGGTTCGTGCATCCAAGATGGTTAACTCAATCGGAAACGACTATCCTGATGTGCAGCAGAATGGCATTGATGCTTTCGGTGACCCAAGATACAATCTGAACAACCCTGCTGTGGTTGACCATGTATTGTCTTCTTATCTCGGTGGTGCTTACACCATGGGCAGTCAGGTGCTCGGTGTTCTTACCAAGTCTCTCAATGACCCGAAGGAAATAAAGGTGGCTGATATTCCATTATTCAGCAAGTTTGTCAGCAATCCTGATGATAGACCGGTTACTAAGAAACAAGGTGATGAGTTCTGGGATATGAAGGAGAATCACGACCGAGCAGCCAATACCCTGAGCAAGTTGAAGAAACAAGCTAAGGTGGATGGCGATTACTCTATGCTGGAGCGGTTCTACGGCTCAGAGGAGTATAAGCAGTACAAGCAGGATGATGTGAAGGTGAAGAAGTATGAGGAAGACAAAAAGAAGGAACGTGCTGAGGAGAGTGGGGAGGAGTATAGACCTCACAAGTTGAATGCCGAGGATATATACAAGGCTCATGCTACTCCGAAGGATGATTTCGAGGACTTGAAGCTGAAACAACTCTACACCAAGCTGAACGGATTCAAGACTTCCTACGACCTCTTGGTTGATACGGCTCCTAGTCAGAGCGATGGCTACTACAACACAAACAAGGCTGCTATTGATGCCATTGACGAGATTTCCCTTGATAAGCAGGAGATTTCCGAATTGAAGAAAGGTTTCTTGGATGATGGTAAGGATGCCTACAACGCTGAGGACATGAAACAGATTCGTGAACTGAGAAAGAAGATTCTTGCCGTGCTGGAGAAGGCTAACAAGGTAGTTGTAGCTAACCAGAAGGCGAAGGCTGAGAAGTAATACATATATGACTATCCCCTGAAAGTGCTAGGCTTTCGGGGGATAATTGCTTTCAATCTGAAAATTTTTACCTCTATTTCTTGTGCAAATCTATCAATCTGTAAGTATTTATAAAGTTTAACTATTAAAGTTTTGTATAAATGTAGCTATTCCCTAGTATCTTATTAAATTTGCTATCTCTAAGAATTTTTTATTAAATCAGCAAAAGAATCTCAAACATATAAACTTTTAAAAAACAATGGCTTATGAGACAAGAAGAAGACGAAGACCTACGAGTCAAGAAATTAATTGGAGAGATTACGAAACTTCTCCCTGAACGCAGTAAAATCAAAACAGATTTACTCTATTTCAAGTATGCGCCTATATTGGTCATGCTTTTCAGATGGTATGGTATATCTCAGTTCTATGACAACAAAATGGAGATAACACTATGGTACGAAGAGAATGAGGAACCTATCTGGTTCTTCTACTTCATCACTTACATTCTTTACCCGATTTCTCTTTGGAAAGGCCAGGTACTGCACAGATTGTGTGTAGAGTGGCGAATCCCGATTCTCTATATTGCAGGAGTCAATGTGATTCACGTCATGTTTGGTTCCATCGTTATCACAAACGAGATGTACTATTGTGATATGTTCCTGATTACACTCATTTTAATTATATATGCTTATGTCGCAATTAGTAAATTACAGCATCATCGAAGCTGGACTTCGTGCTCTCGCAGATAAGGCACATGAATCAGCAGTTGCCCAAGCAGAGGGCAAGCCTATCCCTTGCGGTCTGTCGGAAGGAGATATGGAACTTGTGGCACTTCTTACTGCCATGATGAATGATACACAAGCCAACAAGGGATGGTGTGCCCACGAAATGGGGAAGTCTATCTCATCCTTTGAGAAGTATGTTCACGATGGCAAGATACCCGAAGGCATCCACGACCAGTTCGGGCATGAAAAGAAGTGGAATAAGTCGCTCATCCGATACTTTGCCAACAAGAAAGCATTCTTCCACAAGCTATCACGAAAGTACGGCATCCACCTTTAGCAATCGCTACACATTATATATATATAGGAGAGACGCAATCGCCCCTTCTATATATTTACGACCTTTTCCGTAACCATAAATCTTTGCTCATCAAGTACTTATATAATCTTTTACGAGTTTATCTATCTCTATCCATATTATTCGTATCTTTGTGCTCGTAACGTTACGTAGTATTAATCAATTAATGTTTAACAAAAGATTCAGGATAATATGGAAAGTAAAACGTATGTATTCGGAAATGAAGGCTCCACATCTAACAATGGGATGCTCGGTCTTCTTGCGCCTCTGCTCCAGAAGCAGGGTGTTGACCCAAATGTTCTCCTTGCCATGAAGGGTAATAATGGTTTCGGTGGCGAAGGTGGATGGTTCATGTGGGTAATCTTCCTTTTCTTCCTCATGGGTTGGGGAGGTAACGGCTGGGGAGGTTTCGGCAATAATGGTCGTGGTGGTCTCGCTAACGAGATTAACAATGACTATGGTCGTGGTCTCCTTATGGATGCCATCGGTGGCAACCGCAATGCACTCAGCAATTTGGCTACCCAGTTGAACTGCACCGAAGGTCAGATTCAGAGTGCTATTTCTGCCTTGACCTCTCAGGTACAGAGTGTAGGTAATCAGGTTGGTATGAGCGGTATGCAGACCATCAATGCTTTGCAGCAGGGTAATATGCAGATTGCTCAGCAGATTGCCAACTGCTGCTGCGAGAACCGCTTGGCTATCTGTCAGCAGACTGGAACCTTGCAGACTGCAATCAACAATGTAGCTACTGGTCAGGAGCGTGGTTTCGCCAATGTAGCTTACGAGACTCAGAGACAGACTTGTGACTTGCACAATGCTATCAAGGATAGCACTCAGACCATCGTTGACGGACAAAAGCAAGCTGAAATGAGAGAGTTACAGAACAAGATTGATGCTCTTCGTGAAGAGAACAGCACCTTCAAGTCTTCTGCTATGACCTCTCAGATTGTTGGTCAGGCTGTAGCTCCTATCAATCAGGTACTTGCTGGCTTGCAGAACGAGGTGGCTGGTATCAAGTGTAAGTTGCCTGAGACCGTAACTACTCCTTATAGCCCATTTACTGCGGTTCCTAACTGCGTGGCTTATCAGGCTGGCTTGTATGGTTTGAACGCTGCAAACAATGCAGGATTCTGGGGTTAATAAGGAAAGGAGGCTGCTATGTTTTGGTTAAGACCATATACAAGGGTGAATCGTAATGGTTCGGCAGCTATCGCTTCTACGGGCGTGGTTGTGAACACCAACAATGTTGTTTTCTCGTTCAAAAACCACGCCTTCCTGAATGCCAGCTACAGAGGAACGATTTTCGTGAACCTGATGCAGGCTATTCCGACTGGAACGACTGGTACGCTGCCTATCCTTTTCGAGACCAACGGAAGTTCTCAGGCTGTGACCAAGTATAATGGCGCACCATTGACGGTTGCAGACTTGCAGGGAACTGGTGTTTATCAGTTTTGGTTTGAGAGAGATACTAACACCCTACAGATGATGTCGGGTATTGTTTAACAAGAATAGATAATAGGAGATTACATTATGTTTCAAGGTTTAAGAACTAATTCTTTATTCTATGTCCTAGACAAGGGCGAGAACCCGAACTTGCGAATCGGTCAGGTGGTTTCAGTAAGCAATCCTCAGACGAAATACCCAACCTTCAATAACGGCTTTACTCCTCAGCCTATGGAGACCGTAGTGGACGTAAGGGTGAAGCTGGGTGATGAGGAAGTGGATTTCAAGCAACTGCCAGCAAACGGACAGATAGCCAACGACAAGAACCTTGTGGTTAGCGACAACAAGGATGCCATGAGTGCCGAGGTGGATGCCATGCTGAGACAATCCAAGGCGATACTGGAGAGCGTAGATTACAACAAGAGGGTAGTAGAATCTTGTGAGGGAATGCTACAGCAACTCAACCCCCAGATAGCCAAGGAGAAGGAACAGACCGAGAAAATCAATAAACTGGAAGGTAAGGTTTCAGGTATTGAGGGCAAGATTGACAAGATGATGGGATGGCTCCAACAGACCATGAGCAAGTAATCTCCTATCTATTCACTTTAATATCTTATGATTATGGTAATGATAGAGATTACAGAAGATAAGTTCGATGATTTGTATGACAACATCGAGTCTATGCTTGGTTTTGGAAGCAAGGCTATGTCTTGTCTGAAAAAGATGAAGCAGGAGCGTATGGGTGAGCGTATGCCTGATTATCGTGACGATTGGAGAAGAGAGCGTGAGGAGCGTGAAGAGCGTGAGAACAGACGTAGATTCAACAACGTGAACGATGATTGGAACTACCCTAACCGCTATGGTGAAAGAGGTGGTGGCGGCTACAATGGTGGCGGTCGCTAGTGTTTAACTTGGGAGTTTTGGTAGCGACATTTATGTCGGAACCAGACTCCCTTTAATATTCAGTAAAATGGAAAAATGCAAAATGCCATTGGATATGTATGACCTCAAACCTGAGGGAATGGTTTCTTATCTCAGATACAATGGCTATCATTTCAGCAAGAAGATGTGCGAGTGGGCGGTGAGCCTGATGTACAAGTATGACCCTTCCTCCAAGCGTGATGTAAGTATATCGTTTTGGGATAAGGAGAAGGTGGATTCCCTTCTGCTTGGTCAGGGAATAGAGGTGAAAAATAAGATAGGCTACGACCATGTATATGTGGCGAATATGGCGAGGGCAGACTTCTACAAGTCTTCCATCAAGGATGAGGAGCAGCTAGCCCAGTTCATCAAGGATATGGTGGATGATGCCGACCAGAAGGATGGTTTCATCTTCAACCGGTTCTATGCCGACTGCTGCCATAATGGTGTGCCTATCCCTTGGGAAGATGTGTTATGATAAGAAGAGTGATACAACTTCCGAAATACGAATGGAGCATAGTATTTTTCATAGGTTATCAGCCTTCTGATGCCGATGAGATATGCCATGCTCTTTTTGATATAGGATGCAGCGGAAATCCGTTATCGGAAGCATATAAGCACTTATCTTTATCGAGTGGAGATAGGGGACTTACCTATTCCAACCTATCAGAAAGAAGGAGTGTGCTTGCCATTGGGGAGTGTGAATCTGATAGTAGTATCATCAACACGATAGGTCATGAGCTTCTTCATGTGGTAGCGCATATTTGTGAGCAGGACGGAATAGATATGCTGAGCGAGGAGCCATGCTATATGATGGGGAGTTTGTGCGAGAAGTTCTTCAAGGTGTATGATTAAGTTGTAGTTTCTACTTTCAGAATAAGAAAAGGGTGAATCTTTCGACTCACCCTTCTTCTTTATTTATAAAGTCAGCTACTTAGAGTTCATTGAATAGCAGTCCATTCTGGAGTAACTATAACATTTTCATTTGGCATCGTAAATGTGTAATAAATTCTTTCTGCACCATCTAACATAGTGTTACTTCTTCTTGTGGAAATAATTGAATCTCCATTTGCTTTTGATACAGATACATTATTAATAGCATATCCTTTTGAAGGATTACATCTTATTGTAACAATACCATTTTCAACCCAAATAATATTTGGTGTTTCAATAGTTCCTCCACTCTTCTGATTGAGAGTAATATTATGAGTGTTCCCAGTAATTGTGTCTTCTCCAAATGACTGTAAAAACCTATTAGCAATGTTTAAATGTCCAACATCATTTGGATGAAGATAAGCCTCATTAATCGGATAATAACTAGATTCCCTACCATAATAGTAATCTCCCTTTTTCCAAATTGTTGATTTATTTACTTCTTTACTATATAAACCGACACAATCTGTATAAGTGACACCATAAACATTCAGACAAGCTTCTCTTATAGCTTTTTCAGTATCCTTAGATATCCAGCTACCTGTACAGAATATTCTTGCTTTTGGTGCAGCAGTTTTCAGATAATTCAGCATAGCTTCCCAACTTTCTTTCATTGTATCACCATATATAGCATTATCAGCTAAATATACACAGATAACATCATAATCATCTTGTACATTCCAATTTGCTGCAAAATTGTAGTCTGGAGAATAATTTCTTTCAAATTGAATTCCTACTTTTATATCAACACTACAATTTAGTTTTGACTTAATAAATTCAGTCCATTGATGAGCATTAACGCTAGGAGCCATTGCTCTATTCTCTCCATCGTCGAGATACCAGTTTACAGAAGGTGAATTTGTATACTTAACAAAACTATGTCCTATTACAAGCATCTTCTCTATCTTTGTTGACTGCAAAACAATACTTCCGTTTGAAACTTTTAACTTATATTTTTTATTCGTCACATCGTCTATGTAAATATTATCATTAGCAATTTGCGACTGAATATTTGCAATTGTTTTCTCTAAATTTTCAGTATTTTCTTTGTAAGAAAATATACTATTCACATTAATATAGCTTAAATAAAAATAAGAGAAACCTCTATCAGTATAAGAAGACAATTCTGTATTCAAATCCGTTGTGTATTTAACAATTTTACTCTCATCATAAGTATCATTGGATAAACCACACAAGACATTACTTTCAGATAAATTGTGCATTTTGACAAAAAGCACTTCTCCTTCCTTGGCAACAATTTTGTTGTTTTTTAAATCAAAATAAATTTTGTCAGAGTTAACTCTTGAGATAGGAGCCATAAAAGAAATTCTTGGCAATAGCCAATTTCTTTGGTCTATTGTTCCTATAATAAATTCAAAAGACTCACCGATATGTTTAGATAATGCATGATAACACGAGATTGCAAATTCATCTAAAACACAATCTGCATTAAATGGCATATCCAAACCTATATACATAGAATTTGAATTAACATAACTAGTGATTTTACCATTCATTATTAATGAGGATGATTTGGTGTCTATAGCGGAATTGATATTATTATATTCAATATGTGTAGAAGACATTGCTCCATACAAGACTTCAACATCCATTTCTAAAGATGTAATTTCGTCAGTATAGGTCAAATACAAAGACAGTGTATCAGTGGCTTTGTCTAAAATAACAGTTTTTTCTCCATTACCATTTAAACTCATTAATGGTGTACTGACATTATATATAGCTATATTGTGCTTTGCATCTTTAGAACCTTTCACGGAATAATTTGAAATTATAAATGTGATAGGCTGTCCAGCTTTATAGTCAAAAGGAAGTTCTATTTTTCTTGTTTCTTTTGAACTAATATGTGAAGCGAATCTGTAACCACCAATTAAATCAACTCTATTTTTTGTTGTAGCAGATGCCTGCGCATCTATTGCTATACAAACATCTGCGCTAAATGACGTGACTGTTTCATTGTAGGCTAAAACTACAGTTATATAATCAGTATCAGAAGGAATGATAATATTATCATGAGCATCTTCTGGCTTTTTAGTATATAACTTTGTATTGCTAGAGTCAAATACATTTAAGTTATACGCACTTTCATTTGTTTTCTCAATAGAATAATTTGTGCATGCAAAAGATATGACATCACCAGATTTGAACTTTTTATTAATCTTATATGTTTTATCAGAATAAGTTAAAGTAAATCTTTCAGGGTATGTCAATTTACTATTTGCATTTTCTATTTGGGCGGATACATTACTTAATCCATTCTTGAATTCCTTTTCTGCTTTTTGTAAATTATTATAATCTTCTCCTAATTTTTCTATTTTTATATCTACAGATACAAATGTATTTTTATTATCCACTTTTTCTCCTATAAAAACATCAAAAGTTTCTATATCATTGGTAAATTCATATATACTATATTTTGAATCTCCTTCCTTTAAATTGTTTACCACAAATTCATTTGCTAAACCTTTGCTAGAAACCGCAATAATAGGAGAGTCATCACCAGATTCTATCTTTATATTATCACAAGTTATTCTGATTCTATCTCCTGCTCTAAATTTACCTTTTATATTAGTGGTTTTTCTATTATCACTAGACACTGTGAATACATCAACTAATTTAGATAAGTCGCTGAGTTTAGCACTTACAGCTTTCTGAGACATAACCTTATTCTCAGACTCTCCTGATTCCTGCAAGATTGACCCTTTGTCGAATTTCTTTTCAAGTTCTGTAGTCACCTCTGACTTCTCTGCCTTAGTACCAATAGCAATATCTTGCTCTTGGTTCTTTGTAGCAAGCTCATCAATGGCTCCTTGGGCAGTGATTGCGGTCATGCCACTGGTCTCGTTGTTATAAGAGACAGCATTGGCAGTAGAGGCTCCACCAGTTGCGGTGATGTCCTTGACGGCATTCTCTAACTGATGGGTCTTGTCACCTATCTGCTGCAAGTTCTCTTGGTCTCCTTCAAGAAACACTTGCTTAGCAGAGGCAATCTTACCCTTCTTGGTCTTGGCTAGAAGCTCGTCTGTTAAATTTATACTCATATTATATAATCTTTATACGTTTATGATATTACTAAATTCCATGTAGCTGCGGTGAGAGGATTGGCTGTGCGGTATGCCTTGAAACTGCCTAGAGTATTGATGATGGTCTGAGGAGCGGCAAGGGTTACATCAAATCCTGCACTTGTTGCACGGCTGATTGATAGATAACTAGGTACTACTAGCCAGATGTAATCATTATCCTTGGTTGTTACTTTCGGATTGAACGATACTCCTGTGGCTGATACCTTGCTGAGTGTATTGAGGATTTCAGCGGTCATGGTGTCTGCTGAGTTTCCTCCAAAGTAGCATAGATAGCGAGTCTGAGATGTACTCTTGCCAGTTCTGCCTTTCTTGGTTACTGCAAACTTGAAGATTTCTCTTGCTCCTTCGATTGGGGTGGATAGGGTTCCACCTGATGATGGAGTGGTTGAGATATTCTTTGCGGCATTGTCGTTAATCTGCTTACTGATGATGGAAGTATCAGGTACAAGGGGCTTGTTGTCGCTTGAAACAGAATAGCGAACCTCTGTCTGCATCGTACCTACATTCGGGGTGATGGTGAAGCCTAAGATGATTGGATATACCGTATCATTCAGCTTGGCTATGCTTACGTCTACATTCTGAATGGTTTCTACCAAATCCTTAGGAAGACCAGTAGCTGCACTAATAGTCTGACGAAGCTCTGGGTCTAACTTCTCTACACCGATGGTATTATCTTTCAACTTGTCCTTGGTGATGGAGTTCTCTGCCAACTTCTCATCGGTGATACTTCCATCTTCAAGTTTCTCGTTGCTGACAGAACCATCTTGCATGTTGGTGTTGCCAACAGAATCTACAGCCAGCTTTTCGTTGGTGATAGCACCATCCTTGATTTGCTGAGTCTCCAACTTGTCCGTAGTGTTGACTTTTTTGTCGAGCGATTCCTTTACGGATTCTCCCGATTCTTCATCCTTGACGTATCTCGAATATGTCAGAGTCTCGTCTTTGCGTCCACTAACGAGGATGCTGTTGTATTTTTTCTTTTCTGCCATATTATTCTTTTAATTTAATTTGATATTCGTTATCGTCACCAGCTACAAGTTCGTCTGACCAATAGTAGTATAGGTCACCTAGTTTGGTGGTGTTCATGGAAGTCTCAAAACCGCATTGGTTGAAGATGAGCGGCTGGCGGCTTGCAAACCAGATGTATGGTTTCTCTTCCGTGGTTGTTATGGTGAGAGTCTGACCGACAAGAGTGCCTTCCATAAGCGTAAGGTCTTCCATGTTCAACTCACTCATGTTCTTGGCAGACGAAGCTCCATAATAGCTTGCCTTGATGGTTCCACTTGCTGTGATGGTAACATAGCCTGATACGGCTGGGATGAAGACCTTGTTGGTGTTGCTGTTGTAATATTCAGCAGTAACGTCCTTTCCGTCCATGATAACCTTTACCTGACCGATACTGAAACCTTCTATAGGCATGAACTGAGCTTCCAGTTTCTTTCCGTTGCTGATAGTTCCGTTAATTACGAAGTTCTCCTGATTCTCCACCATTTGGGTTTCCCCATTGATGGTATAGCTGAACTTAGCGTTATCAACAATGAAAGATATAGGGCAAGTAGACTGATTCTCGGTCACGATGTAGTAGCGAAGGTTGAATAAGCCAGTATGTTCACCTTCCGTGATGCCGATAGGAACATTACTCATAGAGTTGTGTTCTACTATTCTCAGAAGGTTGCGCTCGATGCTGACCATTTCGCTACCATCATACTTCCATGATACCCTGACGTTATAGTTTCCGTAATCAAGGGTGGAAGGAATGTCGCATATCAGTACGTTGCCTTGGATTCCTGCTACTTGTACTGGAACAGAAATTGTATTGCAGAAACAGCCCGACAACTCAACTCTGATGTCGGTAGCCAGATTCATATCGAAGTCAACGAGTCGCTGGAACTCTTTCGATACGTCCATTTTCCGCACCAAGATGTGGAGTTTGAAACTATTTCCTTGTACTATTTTATAAATCATATTTGATACACATTATTAATAATAGGCAAAGATAGGCAGAATTTTCTCCACCTATCTTTTATCCGTTTATTTAGGGCAGAAAAATTTTAGATTAATCCCTTCCATCTGAGAAATTTGCGCTTGCGGCTGCGCTTTCCCTTCTCACTCTTGCAGTTGGTATGGTAGACGCAATCCTTGAAGAGGTCTCTGACCTTCATGTCGTTATCTACCAGTTTGGTCTTCTTGAATGTCTCGAAAAGCGAGCGGTTCATAATCATGAGGTTGCCCTTCTGTGTAGGAAGGACGTAGAAGATTTCACCATTGTTCTTCTTGGATGCGTAGTCTGCCTTAGCCGTAGCTTGGCGGTACATGATTTCGCACTTGATGCGCTTGAAAATCTTTGTTACTTTCATAATCGTAATTATTTTTTGAAACTATATAATGGTTGCTGCCGAAACAGAAACCTTTCTTCTCATTACTCTTGCCTGATTGGAAATCATCTTAGGCATTTCCATTTCATTGAAACAGATGTGGAGTCCGATGGCTCTGGTCATGAGCAAATCATCATGCTTTCCGTCTGCTGCCTCGTATACGGTTCCGTTCTTCTCGTAGGTGAGATATTCATCTAAGCATCTATCGTCTCGCTCTACATAGAGTTGTTCACGGATAGTCTGAACCAATACTGAGATAACCATTGGCTTGGTTGCTACATTGGTATGGAATCCGTACTTCACTGGAACCTTATTCTTGATGTCTGATTCGCTTTGCTTGCGTGCATAGAGGTTGTCGTATACGTCCTTGATTTGATTCAGGATGAACTCAGACTGGTCACCACCTTCCAAGATATGCTCCTTGTCTTTCGTCTCCAAGGTGTTGGATTCAATCACCAGCAGAGCATCGTTGTAGTATTTGGCTATCTGAGCCGCCTTCCATGCCAGCAAGTCCATATCAATATGCCCATACCATTGGGCTACCACATACGGCTTGCCACCTTCCATCATCCAATAGCGGTCGAAGACACAGATAACAGACCAGTCGGCATTCTTGCTACGTCCACCAATATCCACTACGACCAGATAGCGGTTTATCACCTTGCAATCATCAAAGGTCTCAGGCTTGCTCCATATCCACAACTGCCCCTGCTTGTCTTCACAGAATCGGACATTCTGCATACACTTCTTGCCCTTGTAGCCATCACCATAAACATCACCGATGAACTTAGGTGCTCGGCATCCCTTGCGGAACTTGTCAACCTTATCCTCAGCGAATACCTTGGCTCCTGAATGCTTGAAGGCTTCAATATCATCGGTAGGGTAGCCAGCAGCCATATCGGCATGGTCGGTGAACTTTTTGCGCTCGGCAATATACCAGTTGATGGCTTCGAGTGGAGCACCCAGTGTCCACAACTTCCAAAGATATGTACATGGCTCCTCTCGGTCGGACATCGTGTTGGTATTATTGCGGTTCTCGTATAGCCATTTAGCGAACTCTACCTTCTGTTTCTTGCTTTCAAATTCAAGATGATACATATCGTATATCTCGTACCAAGGAACAAAGAATGGCTCAAACTGAGATTCTCCATTGACTGCTGCAAGCCACTCCTTGTGGAAGAAGTTGCCAGTACCATTGGCGGTGGATTCATAGGCAATCATCGTGTATGGTCGGTACAAGATACCATTGGTAGCATTCTGTACTACCTCCTCAGGAGATTTACCATCCGTCTTTTTCCACAAACCCACCTCGGAAAGGTGAACCAAGTTGTAGTCTTCACCATTGGCTGATAGTGGTCGTTCCATGGAACCCACCTTAATCTTGCAGAATCGCTGAGGAACCTTCTTTACATTACCTGATGTTCCTACTCCAACAAACTTCGGCTCGTTCTCAGAGAATGCTTCGCCCATTTCGTAGAGGAACTTGGTCGGGAAGTTTTTCAGAGCTTCCTCGAACATTCCTCGGATGGTCTCTGCTGTGTCCTTGACCTGAGCCACGATGAGCGAGTTGAGACCCTTCTGCCACATGAGTTGCAGCCAGAGGAAGTACATCTGAATGACCGTAGAACCTCCCCATTGTCTGGCTTTCAGTAGGATGAGACGGATAGGGCGATTTTTCTTTCTTCGCTCTTCCATCCACCTGAGCAGTCTTCGCTGCGGTCTTCTGAGCACAAAACGGAATGGGAGACCTCCACCTTTCGGCTTGATATAGATGAATGTGGCAAAGAAGAAGAATGGGTCGTGTTTCATCCTGATGCGAGTAAACTGCTCCACCAGTTGCTCAATCTCCTCTTCTAGGTTGTACGGCTCGTCTATATCCTTGTGCAGTTCCTCGATTACTTCCTTGCAGCTACCAAACTCGATGAGCATCTTGACGAGCGGAATCTTCTTCATGGAAACTGGAAGCTGCTGTCTCTGAATCGGGAAATCAGGAAGGAAGAGCAGGAATCGCTTATCTCCACAACCTTCACCCTTGATAGGATTGAATGGTGTGTTGATTTCCTTGATTCGCTTCTCGTTCTCTTTCAGGATGCCAAGCACATGTTTGTCTACAGCATCAGTCAGTTTGGCGGTTACTTGTCTTGGCATAGCGGTGCGTTTAAATAACCCCACAACAGACCAAGTACATAGCAATAGATGTGGACTCCAACTGCCATGCAAGGGAAGAAGATTCCAACACAGATATATAGGAGAATGGTGAGATTGTATCTTATCTTATTCTCCACGTAGGGGGCGATAAAGCCCATGTAAGCATATATAAAGCCGCTGAGACCGATGATTGGTAGGGATGAGGTGAAGGGATAGCTGATGGCTATGAGATAGAATGCCACCAAGTGACCGATGCCACAATGGATGGCTCGGTAGCATTGATGGAAGACATAAAGGTTGATGGCTGCATGAAAGATGTTCTGATGAAAGAAAGGGTAGCTTAGTCGGTTCTGAATAGAACAATCGTCAAAGAGACCCATGCCATCATATCCAAGAAAAGTGATACACATTATTATAATGTACCCAGCATAAAGCGCAATCTTCTCTTTCGTATCTCGTAGCATCTTTGCTTCTCCTCCTTTCTCACCCTACTAAGAATTACGTGTATGCTTTGAGGAGTCAAATAGAAACTGGGTGCTTTTTCAGCACATACACGTTTGATAATATCCATATTACTGAGATATGGCTCATTACTCTTATGAATCTGGAATCGTCTGAAAATCTCCTGATACATTTCCTTTCGAGTAGGAATCATGTTATCAAGAGGTTTTCCTTTCAGTAAGTCTAATATGACTATATAAGCACGGTCTTCTGATACCCAAAATCTTCTGCTCGGAGATTGGGCTAGCTTTTCCTCAATCTCTGAGAGTCTGATATTGTCTCTTACCTTAATAATTTCTTTGTAAGCCCTCAATAAATCAGCATCACGTTCCTGTATAAAATAGCATCGTGAATCCTTATATTTCATATCTGACTCTGCAAATATACAAAAAAGTATCGAATTAGTCGCATCCGATTAGACAAAATTAACGGATAAAAGATGAAAATCGGAAAAAAGCATTAATTTTGGGCATTGATTTATAAATATACACATATATATATGGACGAAAATACAAATATTGAGCAGAATGCTGGTGCTGCAAAACAGCAAGATACCAAGACCAAGAGAGACTTGGCTTTGGAGAGATTGAAGACCCGCCACCCTGATACGGAGTATGAGGATGATGAGTCTATCTATGGAGCCATCAATGATGATTATGATGCCGACCAGAAGGCTTTGCAGGGTTACAAGGATAACGAAAAGGCGATGGGCGATTGGTTGGGTAGTGACCCTGAGGCGGCTACCTTCCTTCAAGCTATGAAGGCTGGCAAGAGTCCTTACGCTGAGTTGATTCGTACACATGGCGAGGATGCCATTGACTACTATTCAGACCCTGACAATGCGGATGAGATTGCATCGGCTCAGTCGGAGTTCTTGCAGAATGCTGCCAACGGCAAGAAATTGCAGGAGGAGTATGACAAGAACATGCCATCCAGTTATGAGGTGTTCGACAAGTTAGAGGAGAAGTATGGTGAGGAAGCTGTGAATGAGGCAATCGACCAGTGCTTTCAGACTATGCACAATGTGGTGACTGGCAAGTTTACAGAGGAAATGATTACTGCTTTCATCAAGGCAAAGAACCATGATACCGATGTGGCAGATGCGGCACATGAAGGTGAGGTTCGTGGCAAGAACAGCAAGCACGTCAAGAACCTTGAACTGAGAAAGAAAGGCGATGGTACTGCTGACCTTGATTCTGCCAATGCAGAAACCAAGCAGACAGATAACCAGCCTGACCTTGGTGCTGTGGGCAGGGTATCACGAAGGGGTAATATCTATGAGCGTGGCAACGAGAAGAGAATACACATTCGATAATTCGATAAGGTAAAAAGATTATATATAATGTTTAATTAATATTCAGAATAACAATGAAGAAAAGTACATTTAATCGGCTGTTTTCCATTTTTATTATGGTTATGGCAGTTATTTTTGGAGTGAATGGTAATGTTATCATGGCTGAGGCGGCAAAGCTGCCTGATGGCGGTAGTACCGAGAGTGGTTCTCCTGCCGAGGCTGGTGGTGCTCCTGCTGCTGGTGAGGCTGGCAATGGTGGTGCGGCTCGTCAGAATGAAGGTATAAAGAGTGAGACTCAGGGTCGTGAGCACTATAACGAGAATGGCACGGAGTATTACCTGAACGACATTGATGAGAAGATTACCAAGATTCGCCCGATGGCTACTCCAGTTGACCAGATTTCACGTTATGCGACAACCAAGTCTGCCAACTCGTTTGTAGTTGAGTATTGGAGTATCGGTACACGCCCTATCAAGACTACCGTGAAGGAAGCAACGGTGGAGAGTACTGGTACATCTATGACATTGAAGGTAGAAGACCCTACCATGTTTACGCTGGATGATACCATCCGAGTGGTAGGTGTGAAGGCGATTAACAACTATAATAAGGTTGCTTATTCAACTATTAAGGATGCTCCTACTCCTGATTTGGAACTCTGCGTTTGCGGTAAGGACACAGAGGGCTATCCGATTGTGTATGCTATTAATGGTAATTTGATTAATAAGCAGGCAATCGGTATTCCAGCCTTGAAGAAGGGTCAGAAGCTCATCCGTATGGCTAAGAGTTGTGGTGAAATGGACGTTCAGACGGGTCGTTTCAACAACCTTCCTTCTAATGAGGTTCAGTATTGTCAGAATTTCATGATTCAGGTTGAGCAGAGTACATTTGATAAGATTGCTGCTAAGCGAGTGGATTGGGACTTCTCGGACATTGAGGAGGATAGCATCTATGATATGCGTCTTGCCATGGAGGGTACTTATCTCTTCGGTGATATGGCTTGCATCAAGCATGAAGTTAAGAACGGCTCTGCTCAGTGGTTTACCAAGGGTATCTGGTGGATGGCTGGTAAGGACATTGAGGTCGGTCATGTTGCTGATGCGGAAGATATTAAGAATCATTACAACAAGAATGAGCGAGTGATTACAGACAAGGAGTTGGTTGACATTTCCAAGGACTTGTTTGTAGGTACTGGTATCGGCAACAAGCGCAAGGTGATTATCGCTGGCTCTGCTTTCGTGAGCGCATTCAGTAAGATTGATTCAGACAAGTTCCGCCTGAAAGATACCGTAGAGGTTTGGAACTTGAAGTTCAAGAGTTGGGAGACTGACTTCGGTGAGGTGCTGATGATTCACTCAGAGTTGTTTGACCTCTTTGATATGAGTGACTGCGGCTTTGCCCTTGACCCTGAGTTCTTGGTTAAGCGAGTACACTTGTCTTGGACACGAAACGTGCTCGACTTGAAGGCGGCTGGCATCCGTAACACCGATGCTGTAGTTATTCAGGAGGTAGCCTGTCTGTACTTGAAGTACCCTAAGGCACACGCTCGTATGCGCCTTGTTGCGGTTCCTTCGACAGAGGAAAATTCTGATACAAAGGAAACCAAGGCTGCTGCCTAAAAGCAAGCAGATTTGCAAATTATTCATCAAATAGTGAGGGGTGTGGGCACTAGCCCCATCCCTTTTTTAGTAACACATATATATAATAAGGTATAATCATGTTTAATAAATATCAAGCAGGTACTGATTTGGCATTTAGCGTTATGGTAGGTGATGAGCGAATGCGTATTGTTTTTGAGGGTAAGACTATGGGCTGTAGTGTCTATATGACAAGAGACCCAAAGGTACAGAAGGCTATCGAGTCTCATTATTGGTTCAACGACAAGTTCTTCTTGGTTGAGAGTATTGACGAGAAGAAGGAAGCTGCGGAAGCCAAGAAGAAGGCTGCTGCCAATGCAAAGAAGAAAGTGGCTGACGAGAAGAAGACCCACGTAGTGACAGATGTTGAGGATGCCAAGGACTATCTGGCTGAGACCTATGGTGTGAGCCGTTCAAAGATGAAGACTAAGGAAGACATCTTGGCTATTGCCAAGGAAAAGGGTGTTGAACTAGAAGGTTTGGAGTAATGGTAGAATATGCTGTATCTGATTTAGTGAAAGAGGTGAAGGTGCTCTTGGATAGAAACCAAGAGTCTGCTGGTTTGCTGGCTCCTGACGATTCTGATACACTCTCGCAAGCAGAACTTATTGAGAGTAAAATCGTAGATGCAGCAAGAATCATTCTTTCGGATGCTCCTGAGGATATGGTGGAAGGTACTGCGTGTATGAATGAAGTGACATGGACGGATAGCAACGGCTATTACATGGGCAAGATGGTTTTGCCTACCGATATGCTGAGAATCCTTTCTGTGAAGGCAGAAGACTGGAACCGTCCTGCTACAATCATTTCAGAGAGCGATGATGCCTACAAGTATCAGAACTGCAAATATGGTGTGAGGGGAAATCCTGAGCGACCGATTGCGGCTATCGTACATACGGCTAACGGCAAGAGCATCGAACTATATACCAGCAAAAAGCAGAATGCTACGTTGGCATTCATCTACGTTCAGGTTCCATCTGTCACTACCGAACAGAAAATCAGTCTGCCTTCCGTCCTGAAAGATTCTATTCTTTACATGGCTGGCTATCTCACTTGCATCAGTCTTGGCGATACCGATACCGCAAGCAAATTCATTGGGGTGGCTCGGAAGCTGGCACATATTGTTGAACCTACAGAAACATCATAAACTATGGCGAAGAAGAAAGAAGAAACCAAACTGCTGTCGTTGAGCAGGGTGCTTGACAAGGAAGAACTGGATAGCGTAAAGGCATCCAAGAACCGATTTGACAAGCCATACGAGCGTGCCTTCTCTATCTTGCTGGAGGCTCAGCGATATTACAATAACATGGATAACTTCCGTAAGCGAAGATTACGAAACAAGCGATACTGCTATGGAGACCAGTGGGGAGATACCATTGAGTTCAAAAGCAAGTGTGGCTTTACCAAGCGTATCAGGGAGGAAGACTATATCCGTGAGCAGGGTAGCGAACCATTGAAGAATAATCTTATCCGTAGGTTGGTGAAGAATGTGCTGGGTGTATATCGCTCTCAGAGCAAGGAACCAACCTGCAACGCTAGAGATAAGGATGAAAAGCGATATGGCGAGACAATGAGTGTGGTGTTGCAATGTAACCGACAATTGAACCGAGAGACGGAACTGGATGCCCGAACCATGGAAGAGTTCCTGATAAGCGGTGCTGCTATCTATAAGAAAAAGTATGGATGGAGAAGAGGTAGGTTAGATTGCTGGACGGACTACGTGAACCCGAACAATTTCTTCATAGACAACAATATGAGGGATTTCCGTGGTTGGGACGTGAGTTGCTTGGGTGAGGTACATGACATCACCATCGGCAATGTACTGAGAGAGTTTGCCAAGTCTCCTGCTGAGGCTCGTAAGTTGAAGGAGATATACCGGTTGGCGGCTAACCGAGATTTCGTGATTGCAGACTGCACCCAGCGATTTGGTGAGTTCGACCCTAAGACTATCGACTTTATGAATCCTGCCAACCCTTCGCTCTGCCGAGTGATTGAGGTTTGGCGCAAGGAGAGTAAGCCGAGATACCGATGCCACGACTACAACAATGGCGATGATTTCAAGATTGATATTGAGGATAAGGCTGATATTGTAGATGCAGAGAACAAAGACAGAATCAGGCGAGGTCTGGCTGCTGGCATGATGGAAGAGGATATTCCTCTGATTGATGCCGAGTGGTTTATGGATGATTACTGGCATTTCTACTATCTTTCTCCTTTTGGTGATATTCTGAGAGAGGGCGAGACCCCTTATGCTCATGGTGAGCATCCATACTGCTTTAAGTTCTATCCGTTTATTGATGGCGAGATTCACAGCTTCGTGGAAGATGTGATTGACCAGCAGAGATACGTGAACCGACTTATCACGATGTATGACTTCATCATGAGGGCGAGTGCCAAGGGTGTGCTGCTCTGTCCTGAGGATTGTCTGCCTGATGATATGAGTTGGGATGATTTCTGCGATGAGTGGAGTAGGTTCAATGGTGTGGTGAGATACAAGCCAAATAAGAGCGGTCAGGTTCCTCAGCAAGTGGCGAATAACTCTACGAACATCGGTATCGGTGATTTGCTCAGTTATCAGTTGAAGTTCTTCGAGGATATATCGGGAGTGAATGGTGCGCTGCAAGGTAAACCAGGAGTATCAGGTACGAGCGGTTCGCTCTATGCCCAACAGACACAGAATGCTACCATGTCGCTGCTTGATATTTTGGAGACTTTCAGCCAGTTCATCATTGATGGAGCTTACAAGACCGTGAAGAATATGCAGCAGTACTATGACGTGGCTCGTAACTTTAATATCGTGGGTAGGGCAGGACAGATTGTGCACTATGACCCTAAGAAGATACGAGACGTTGAGTTTGACATCAACATCACGGAAAGTACGGCTACTCCTGTATACAGACAGATGGCGAATGAGTTCCTTATGACCTTGTGGCAGAATCAGGCTATCACGCTGGAGCAGTTGCTGCAAGTTGGAGATTTCCCATTTGGAGAGGAGTTGCTGCAATCGGTTGCATCCAACCAGCAAGCCATTCAGAATGGTGAGACTCCACAAGGATTCTCTCCTCAGCTACAAGCACAAGTGGCTCAGGCATCACAGAGCAATCCGAAGGCTCAGGCGATGTTGCAGCAGATGATGAGCGGTCAGGGGGTGAGTCCTGACGGACAGAACCCACCGCTTGCTGCTTAGTTTATAGTTAATAGTTAATAGTTTATAGTTATGATTGCAGACAAACCAAGTGACAAGGAATGGTATGGCAATGGGAAACCTGATGCCAGACAAGGGGGCAACCCGAATGGTGGTGTTGCTTCAGAGACCCAAGGTAGGGAAGACAAGCCCGAACTTTACGAAAATGACGTTATCGGAAAGGTGGCGAAACGAAAGAAAAACGACATCTGGACGAGGGGTGGAGAGAAAAGAACTAAATTTAAGGACGAATAAAGAAAGGAGGTGTTTTTGTCGTAACTGTATTTGTCTGATATTCAGATAGCTACAGAAATATCTACGAGTTTATGGTGCTGCGTTTAAGATATTGGTATCTTTGCAGCATCATAAACTTTTAATTTTCATATTATGGATTTTGTAGATTTCGTAGAAAAGTATCAGCAGGAGTTGACTCCTGAACAGATGTTGGCAGTAGCTAAGGCAGTCGGCAAGTATCTCTCATGCAAGTTGAGCGATGTGGAGGAACATCATCTTTGTGCGATGGTGTATGGTGTGCTGAGCGAAGAGCATTTTGATAAGCACTTTGCCGATGATGCTATCAGCAAGATGTGGTATGAGGATGCTGACGGAACCAAGCATACGGCTCCTTTCTTCTCGGACGAGGAGATAAGAGAAGTATTTGATAAGCATCAGGATGATATTTCTGATTACACCATCCATGACTTGGCTGTGACTATGAATCTGATGAGAAGTGACCATCATGTGATGCTGGAGAGATATAGCAAGGATGCTGATGAGTTGAAGGAAATGGTGGTTATGATGGCTATCGAGTATCTGCAAGACCCTGACTGCTTGCATCCTACCAGCAAAATCTGGCACACAATAAACGGATAAAGTAACTAATTGGGAATCATTTCTTATCTTTGCATATTATTAATGTTAATAGTATAAAAAGATAAGTTATGACTCCAAACGTGCGTGAAGGATTGCAATATGGTACAGCCATTGGAATGGTAGTTAGCGGCATCGTACTCGCCTTCCTATCATTCTTTCTGAACAACTATATTATTTCGGATGGTGTGCTCTGGTACATCAGCCAAGCGTTGGTTTACTCTGGAGCAATATTCGGGGTAAACATTTATTTTAAGACCAAACTAGGTAACTTTGAGAGTAAGGTGAAGGACGAACTCGCAAGTATGCTGAAACAAGTGAAGGAGGGCAAGTAATATGAAGGTAACAAGAGAACAGATTTTGGCGATTATGCCGAATGCAAAGACTAAGGTGGATGATTTTCTGCCTTACATCAATGGTTATGCTGAGGCTTTCCAAATCGACACACCTAAGCGAATGGCTCACTTCTTGTCTCAAATTGCACATGAGAGTGGTGAACTGAGATATACCAAGGAACTCGGCAACAGAAACTACTTCCACAAGTATGATGTTGGCAAGTTGAAGAACATGCTCGGCAACTTGAAGGATGGTGACGGCTACAAGTATCGTGGTAGGGGTTTGATTCAGATTACTGGAAGAGCCAACTATCAGGCTTTTCAGAATAGCAAGCAAGTGACTGACGATATAATGGAGCATCCTGAAATATTGGAGCAGCCACGATATGCTACCAAGAGTGCTATGTGGTGGTGGTGGAAACACGGCTTGAATAAACTTGCTGATAGTGATAGCTTCGTGGCTATTACCAAGACAATCAATGGTGGAACCAACGGCTTGGAATCAAGACGGAAGTTCCTTACAAGAGCAAAGAAGGTCTTTAATGTTTAGTCTATGAAAGTAAAATGGTACGATACTGATTTTTGGCAAGTAGCACTCTACGTGATAGGAATCTTGCTGGTGGCATCTTTTCTGTCGGGATGCAAGACAAAATACGTCCCGATGGAAAAAGTTATATGTCGGGACGTAGTAAAACACGATACGCTGCATACTTCTGACAGCGTTTTTGTGCGTGATTCCGTCTTTCTCAGACAGAATGGAGATACATGTTTCCTCGACCGATGGCATGAGAAAACCGTCTTCAAGAATGTGTACAAAGTAAGGGTGGATTCCTTCCTGAAAAGAGATTCCGTCCCAGTACCCTATCCAGTTGAAAAACAACTCTCCAAGTGGGAGCAGTTTCAGTTGAAGTATGCAGTATGGTCTTTTGGAGCACTCTGCATACTGTTAATCGTATTAGGTTATAAACTCTATAAAAAGATAAAGAATGGCAGATTCCACATTGACAATCAAGAAAAGTGACGTGTATGAGGAGGTAGCGAAGACTACTGCCTACATAGGCGCAAAGAACAAACTGGAGGATGGAAAGTCAGCATTTGACCAAGTATTTGTGACGGATGCAGACTTGACGATGATTGAGCGGTTCTTCAATGAATCGCTGGATGCGCTGAGAAACGTGCTGAAACGGTTTATCTCAGGCGGCTCAGGAGTAGACGGAACCATCACTTGGCAACTCGAAATGCCTAGCAGATTTGATGATAACCTACTCAGTTCAATCAACTCATCTGCCAACTCGTTCTTGGTGAACAGCATCATCGGCAAATGGTGCGAGATAACAGCCAACGACAAGGTGAAGGAGTATGCAGATAACGCTGCTGCATTATTACTCGACATCAAGGATAAAGCGTTTTTCAAAAAGAAACCAACACGAACAAAAATATCATAATATGCCAAGAAAAGATTTAACGATAACGTTGTATATGAGTGAACTCATTTATGACTTCCAGAACAAGGCATTCCTGACTGGGCGTAGCAGAAGGGCTGCTGACATGGATGCTGAGGCTGCCAGCAATATTCAGGCAAGTGATGATGATGAAGACAAGAATCAGGCTTTGCGTAGCATTCAGAATGCGTATAGCCAACTGCTTGTTGAGTTGAGTGAGTCTGTTAGAACTGGCAATGGTACTACTGCGTCTAACGAGTTGATAAGTGGTGATACCAATATTATCATTAACCTCTCCCTTCCATCCAATTATCCGCTTGCTTTGAAGGATGCGCTTACCAATTCTATCCATGACTACATAATCAACAAGGCTCTGATGGATTGGTTCATCATTACCAATCCTAACGAGTCGAAGACTTATTCTGAATTGTCTGTTGTAGCCATCAAAAATCTGCATGAGACCTTCAACAGACGTGAGAGGCCAAGCAGAACGGCTCCTAACGAATAAGGAAGGAGGTGAGCAATGAAAGAATGCAGAACATGTAATCTTGGTTACAAGGTAATGATAGAGCTTCAGAAGAAGGAACTGGTGTTTGACATCAAGAATACGGCTGCTGCCTATGCTGATTCAATCTCCAGTTCTGTAGAGGATTTACACCTGATTCATAACGTCTATGATGTGGGCGAGGATGGCAATCGGGATAAACTGGCAAGGATTCTTGACTCAGCGGTAGAAGACTGCAAGGAAATGCTTTTCCGATATACCAAGATGGAAATGCTTGGAGGTGGCTTTGATTCCAATGAGTGGGAAGAGTGTATAGGTTCCCCGACAAATGATGAGGATGCCTATTATCTAGCCATGAGAATGCCAAGTGGATTCTCGAAGACAAGTGTGCATACCATGACGGTATATATTCACGATTATATTGTGAACCAGTCTTTATATGAGTGGTTAATGATTGTTTATCCTGATGGTGCTGATAGGTTCTGGGCACTGGCTGAGGATAAGAAACAGAAGATTAAGGATGCCAGCAACCGCTCGGCTGGTAGAGCACGAATCGCTTTGCATCCATTTTAAATGATTAGTCGTTTAAGGCTAAGATAAAGCAAGGGAAGCTATCCATCACGGACGGCTTCCCTTTATTGTAATTATAGAGTAAAAAAAATACTTATCTAAGTTTGTTCTGCCATCTTGGTTGGAAAGCAGTAGAAATGCTGCTGATGCTTTCATCAGCGTTCATCTTACCAATGACGGCAACTCTGAAATAGCGGTATGGAGAGCCAACCAAGTTTCTAAGACTATTGTCTATAGAAGAACCGATATAGAACCAATGTTTCATATCGTTGCTTCCAAAAAGAATCTGTCCGTTAGATTTGCTGGAGTCGCACGTCCAATAACCACGGATAAGACAAGTAAACATAGTCTTATGGCTATCTCCCTGACCAAGCGTTAATGGTCGTGTACAGAAAAAGAAAGGTATGTTGTCGCTCGGTTCTTCAACGTAAACATTAACAATTTTTCCTGCTTTGTTGATAGCGTATGACTCAGGATAGCTATTAACTCGCTTGGCGAACACATTCACCATCGTTCCCCACAAATTGCTTTTCAGGGAATACACATACGCATAGCCATAGCTAGGATTGAAGACGATGATACGGCTATCGTAATAGTCGTAAATCATGTCGGCATTTTTCATATACTTCCTGAACCTAACATAGGCTACTTCTCCATCTTCAAAATCTTGTAGTTCAAGAATAGAGATAGGATAGTATTGATTTTTCTTAGAATGGCTGTATATTAGAGTGAAGTCGAATGGAAATCCATCCAACACATCAGTAATGCACTCAGATTCTCGTCCTCGCTGCATCATGATGCCTCGCTCGGTAGGGAACAGAACTGCATCATCAATCTGCAATATACCCTTAGGGTTAGAGCAAATATCTCTGTTGGCTGGCTGTCGGGCAATATAGGTTCCTTCTTCTCCCAGCATCAACACCCATACACCTTCATCGGTGAAAGCGTAGAGTGGGGCATCACCAAACTGACCTTCGCTGATTGGTCGGGTATTGGCTGCCATTGCACTAACGATGGATGAGCCAACCTGAACACTATTCTTAGCTGGGAAGACAAGAGGGTTCTCAGCTTCGCTCACTCTGATAAGTGAAGGCTGGTAAGTATCATCTGAGTTTGATGCGGCAAAACTATCTGCTTTCTGTTTGATTGCATTCCAGTCTGATTCCGTAATATCACTCCAATCACCTCCCATAATATCATCAATACCTCCAGTCAAGGTTTGAACGAAGAATGACAAGCCAAAGTTGGAAGGGCTATATAAGGTAAAACGTTTCTTTTTATACCAAGATGTGCCTTTTTCGTAAACGACAATTTCTTTCACATCACTTATTGGAACAGCAATAATATCCTGCCTGTTGCCAATATTTCCGTTCAGATAGTATATTCCGTTGCTTGTCGGTATCTCGTATATGGCAGTATGATATTCTTCGTTCTTGTAACCGTATGGTTGCCGAACCAAACTGGAATCTATGTTTTTCCTGATGCCAGCGATGTGAAGTCTGTTGTTGTATGTAATAGCGGTAGTGCCGCCAAATGCTATTCGGTTGAGGTCGGCAAGAGAAATGTTTTCCTCTGCTTGCGTTGGCCTCTTAACTACTTTCGGATGTTCAAATTCACTAAGAGGAATAAATATCGAATGATAGAAAGGCATGTTGCCGATGGTGTCGTGAACGTCTCTTGCGTTCATATCATCCAAAAACAACCATTGAATACCATCTTCACTAGCTAATGGGTAAGATTTATCTATCTGATAGAAACTTTCGCCATTGGTGAGGAATATATCAACTCCCTGAACAATATCCTCGTATAGCTGCAAGTTGCCAACTTCTCTAATCTCTATGGTGTATTTGTTGATGCCAACACTTGATGTTATAGTCTTTCCGTTTGGAGCATCAGGTTTTACTGGGTCTTTATATATGTTTATCTTTCTAGAAACAGCGTTAGACTCTGCACTAGGAAGAACAAAAGGGTTTGATATATTGATGTATGTACCATCGTAAAGACGAAGAGCAGCCACACCGAAAACATTTCTTTTGAGATACTCTGTTCCGAGTTCTGCAAGTTTCTTGTTGGCAATCGCATCAAGGTCTGTAAACATCTTCCTCGTACCAATAGCACTTGTATTGTAGTACAAGTTGAGGTTGGCACTCTCAACAATAAAGTAGTCGTAGAAGTTGTCTCCAGCTTCTGCCTTCAAAGTAAGGTCTTGGTGGTATGTGTTGGCAATTTCAACACCAAACTGCAAGTCTTCTTTTCCGAAAATAAGATAAGAACCATTCTTCCATATAGCATATTTGGTAGTTTTAATACCAACAAAGCACAAGACGTTTCCGATGGCACAAACAGAGTTGACATAGAAATCATCGCCAAGCAGGAACTCGGTAGGTGTTCCATCTGTTGAATCCTGCTCTATCCATCCCCATCTTTCCCTATCTTGTGGGTCTGAGGTACGTATGATGTAGTGGGAGTGAATAGCCTGATTGTGTGTCACCTTATGAACCAGTTCTATAGAATTATATTGGTCTATGGTGATATTCTTGCTACTCTCTACTATTATCGGCTGCTGGATAGGGTGGAGTGCCCCATCCTCGTTGATGAGGTTGAGGCAGGTTGCCAACTCCCCATCCTGACAATCATAGTCGGATGGAGAGTGGGTAAGCCCTTTGAGTGTTACTACTTGTCTTGTTGCCATGTGTTTAAATTTGAGTTTGGTCGCATGATTTCGTAATAAGGTTCTCCTTCTTGTGACTTGCGTGGGATGCAAGTAAGGCGAACCATTCTGTTGAGAGGAAGGTTGTACTCATCAAGGATGGCGGTGATGGAAGGGTAGTCACTTCTGAAACCTACCTTCTTATACTTCTGATTGAATTGAAGCTGAGCGAAGGCGGTGTTGGATTTTCGAAGGTATTCCCAGTCCTCACGCATGCAGAATCCGTATGTACCTCTGTCAGATATTCTGAACACGAAGATGGAGTATTCTGTACGTTCTTTCTTGATGATGTGGTCATAGATGCCCTTGGAGAGCGTGACCGAGTTGGCTCTTCCGTCCAGTACCACAAAATCGTTGCGGTGTCTGAAGCCTTTGACTTTATCTATTAAATACTTGAATTTCATGTTGCAAATATAATATGAAAAGTGATAAAATGGATATTATCCGTTAACTTTGTCTTTCCGCTTGGGTCTACCATTTCGGTTGCCATACTTTGTGATGATGGCGGTTGCACGTTCTGAGCGGTAACAGCCACATGATTTGGTTCGTCCGTCACGAAGAGCAGAACCTAGAACCGTACAACCCCTGCCACAATCACATTTGCATATCCAGAACGCACCATGCTGGTGGTTCTCTTTATCAGATTTTCGGCAGACGAGTAATCTGCCGAAACGCTGTCCAGTAAGGTCTATTAACTTTCCCATACTACTTCTCTGCCAGTTTCTTTGCCTCTTCAACTGATACTGGCTTTCCGCTAAGAGGAATGCGGAAGTCGAACTTTGAACGGAAACCATAATAGCCTACGAAATCGAAGCTCTGTTTCATACGCTCGTCTGTGGTGATGTACTTCTTGTAAGCCTTCACCTCCTTCTCTGAGCGGTAGATGGTAGAGTTGACGAAGTAGGAACTGGTTCCCTTGTTAGCGATTACTGCAATAAAGAACTGCTTACCAAGGAACTTTTCCTTGATACGCTGGATAATTGAGATTTTCTTTGTATTCATATATAAAATTTGATTAATTATTAAGAAGAATGCAGATAGGCTGCACTCTTTTTACTATTCGATTCCACAAGATACGATACCATCTTCTTTGTTGATACCTCGGAAGTGTTCGCATCGCTGGCAAGCAAGGCTACCTACCATCAGGATTTCGTGGGTATACTTTCCTTGAATGCCGAATGGGCAGGGAGTGATGTACTCGAAGTGCCCGTTGACAAATTCGTTGAGGGTATATTTTGGATATTTCATTATTTGGCAGTATATAATTTAAGATTTTTGTAGAATCTTCTCATGAAGCAAAATGTGCTTCTTTTAGTTCTGCCACATGATTTTGGCTCAGGGCAGAATCCTCTGTATACGCATTGAGGAACACAAGCGGAAGCAAGCAAAGGCTCAATCCGTGCTAACTCATCAAGTACCATATACCACACCTCTCTTGTCTCATTGGAGGCCTTGTTGCAGAGTCTTAGTTTGGAGATATTGATAATCTCCTGAGCGTTGAGAGATAGCTGCAAGTTGACCAAATCATCCTGACGCATATCGTGGCGAGATACCTTGGAGCCAGTAATATCTGGTCTAGATGTGGAGACGAATGGCTGAGCATGAACATGACGGACAAAGTGATTGCTCACCCAGTATGGTATGCCATACATCTTAATATCGAACTCCAATTCTCTGAGCGGTGAATGCTCGCTGAGAATCATCTGTTTCTTGAACTCATCGCTAGGCTCATGTCCCAGCGATTCCTTGCCTTGTGTGAATCGAGCAGCATCCACTACACGCTGCCAGTCCGTTACTCTTGTAATTTCTATTTTCATAACTATTCTTTATTTTCTTTGTCTACTACATCATCACCAAGAATATCATTGATTTTCTTTTCGATGAACTCATCAGAAGTGCATTCCTTTATTAAGGCATCAATGTTTGGTAATTCTACATCAACTCCGTCTTCTTGTGTTTTAGATGCAAGAATCTCCATTATCCATTTCGCCCAATTACCTTTAGTAAGGTCAATAAAAGAATCCTTTTGACTTTCATAGGCTTTCTTCAACTCTCCGTTATCACGGAAATATCTGAGCACTTCCGTCAATGCAGCAACAAAGTTCTTGTCAGACATCGGGTTGCTCTTTGCCTCTTCCAGTTTAAGCATCAGGAAGAGTAATGATGAATGTAAATTTGTTTTATCCATAACTATTCTTCGTTACATAAAGTTTCTACTACCTTTGTTCTTGTGGTTTTTGTTGCAGGGTCATATTCGTCATGAATAGCTTTTGCCACACCTTTTTTGTTGGTAAAATAAACCGTTCTGCTACCATCATAGAAACGATATACGGTTATACCATCCACAACAAATAGTTTCTCTACTTTAATTTCATTAATAGAGTCTGATGTTGGAACATTAATTCCTTTGTTCTCGTTGCAAGAAACGAGCAGGAATATAACCGATACAAATAATAATATTATCTTCTTCATACGCTATAATTGCTTTAATTTATTGAATATTTTGGCAAAGCGGTGCATGTAATCAAAGTTAACGCTTTCACCATGCTCACGCACCATTCTGTTATATAGACAACGTAGATGCTCCGCATCCTCGTGGAACTCTTTAATATCTTGTTCGTCTAAGATTATTTGTTTCTTCATACGCTACTTCTTTTTCAAATATTTACCAATTAAATAACCGATAACTCCACCCATAAAAGCTATATATAGAACAGCTAGGGTAAGAGTAACATAAAATCCTACCATAACTTTTATTCTTTAAAATACGACTTTATTTTATTCCAAACTTCCTTTGGTGAATAATGCCACATGACGTATATAGCAATAATCACAAAGGCTATTAAGAAAGCTGTCTCTATATCAAATCCTTCTCCTATCGGGCGTATTATATGATATGAGCCATCACTTCCATAAGATATATAACTATCGCTCATAAGCTATTCTTATTTAAGTTCGACAGGTTCGTCGTTAAAAGATAATTCTCTTCCGATGAGTTTTTTTATGCTACCTTGTGGAAGTTGAAAACCATAAGCTCCATATCTATCTTGTGGCAACCAATAATTATGTTCGATGCAATCACCAGCCCACATATCAGGCTTGCAGTTGAATATCCATTCTCCGATATAATCTTTTGCTACCCATGCCATAACTATTCCTCCAACTTCAATTCTGTTCCACCATTACGACTTTCCTTCAGAAAGTCATTAACTTCTTCCTTATAAGTACAACCGCAATCCTTCTGAAGAGCCCTTATCTTCTTATAACCGATACCAGCTTCTTGGCAAAGTTGTGCTGCTAGACTATAATCTTTGATGTAGCCAATCACATTTTGGATAACTGACCATTGACCTCGCTCGAAGTCAGTAATGCTATCGTCTTGTGGAATGCCCAATGCTTTGTGGCACAATCCACACACTCTTACCATTTCTTTTTCAAGCTGCTCAAAGGAGTACTGTCTCCAGTGATATGTAAGGTAGCTTGCGCTACCCAATGCTTCCTTAACTTTATTGCTCATACTCAATCCTCTAATTTCTTGATCAATAAATTACTTTTCTTATTAAATGGTTTATAACCACTACGGAGATACCAATCTAGAACAAATCTATCAGATTCATCTTTATTAAATTCCAATCCGATGGTCTTCACTCCATTCAACTTAGCTTGCTGTTCTGCTAGTTGTAATAGGCGTTGCGCAACACCATTTTTTCTATGATTATTATCTACAAAGAGTGCATATATTAGAGCATCTGCTTTGCCGAAAATATCACTAACATATAATGGAATGGATATTTGAACAGAACCAAGATTTTCTTCATCAGTTATTAAAATTCTGATTTCGTCCTTCCATGTCTGTTTTTGTATCATACTCAGTCCTCCAACTCTATGTTATTTTCTGCTGCGTAGCCATCTTGTGCTTCCTCGCAATACTGACCTTCGCAAAGCCAACCTATGCCGATGTTATGTTCTGAAATAATGTTCTTGTTACAATACTCACAGATAGCATCGCCAAGTTTATTTTGTAATTCTTCTCTTGTCATAATCAATCATTTTTATATTCTTCCCATCCATTCTCCCAAGAGCCACCTGAACGGATAGCCCAAAACTCTTGTTGAGGAAGGATAGTTCCTTCTTCATCAACTAACTCCTTTCCTTCATATCGAACAAACTCACCCTTTGAAAATGATTTATGTCTTATCGGCTTTCCTACGCTGATAGCGAAAGCCATTGCTTCTTGCTTTGTCATATTTTTACATTTTAAATTGTTTCTTCAAAAAAGCATTAGTCTTTATCAAACTGATGATTTCTTCTTCCGTATGAATGCCTTTCCAAAATAGTTCGGTATGACTACCACCTCTGTCGTCATCTACAGAGAACGGAACACCATAATTAGTATAAACCTCTCCGTGATGCTTGATGAGATGGCGACCAGGATTCTTTCGGATATTATTTATCCAAGTTTCATTATCGCATTCGCGCCATATCTCATACTCTGCCCCTGTCAGCGTTTTGTCAATGCCAAGAGGATAATGACCGGAACACCCATTTGTTCCAAAGTAAATAATCTCTGCCATATTCTATTCTTTTTACCCTTCTTTTAAAATTTCTATTAATGCTTTTAGCTTTTCTGCATCTTTTAATCTCCTAAGTAAAGGAAATTCTTTAGAACAATCATGAGGACCACCTGGTCCTAATCCTAATCTAACATTACAACTACCATCTTTAATATAGTTATCTCTACTAGCATACCAAGAATTATCAGTATCATAAAAATCTACATGAATATAAAGAACCCTATTAAATTTATGATCTTTCTCATTATATGTATTTGTAGATAACCATAAATCCCAATATTCTGGAATATTAAGGGCTGGATGCTTTTCAAATCCAAGCTCTTTTAATATCTTCTCCGTTATCATATTACTTACATTTATATTAATCTTCTACAATAAACCCATTTTCAGTGCAAGTGTCAATAGCTCTAATTGCTATCCAAATCGCTTGCTTCTGTTCATCGTCTGTAAGATTGCTTCTAATCTCACACAACTTTCTTTTTGCTTCTATTGCTTTCATATTCTTTTCTTTTTACCCTCCACATGATGTTATCAAAATAATAACGGATTGGAGTCTTTATGAGCCTTTCACTCATTAACGTTCTTCGATGTGTACTAAATGCTTGATGCCTTTTCCACATAAGAGTGCTCTGAGGTGAATTGTCAAGCGGTAATTGATATTTTACGGCTACACCTAATGCCAACCAATCTAATTCGAGCAAGGCTTTTTCGTTATTATCTTAATTTCACCAAGGAGAGGATGGTTAGTTACTAAAGCTCATCAAACTCTTTCTGAAATCTCTGTTTTGTTTCATTCAGAAGCTGCTTGAATTTAGTATCAAATTCCATATCAAGCAGTGATAATTTCCGAATAGCATCTGCAAGTTCACCACTGCTTACTTTTGGAGACATACTTAAGAGTACATCTACTTTAGGAATTAAACTCTTTGCTAAGATATTTCCTCTTTCTAATTTTTCTGTATTCATATTACTATCTATTTATTTCCATTACAGGATGGTTATTACTCTACTACTTTCTCAAGGGAAAAATAATCAATTCCCCAAGATTCGTTTACGTCTTTGTAAGATTCTCCGTTTTTCTTTATTTTTCGGATAAGAAAATGAACATTGATTTTATTCTTGCCGAGAGACATAACATCTTTTAGACGTTCTATGAAAAAGATATTGCCATTTTTATCTTTCACCTTGTCACCTTTCTGAAAAGGTAACAAACTAAGAAAGTCGTTCATTATATCATTCTTCTTTATGCGAAGCTCTAATATTTGCGAATCCAATTTCTTTAAACGACCTTCTACATTCTGTAATTCGTTGTATAATTCTATTTCTGTCATATTTTTAAATTTATGCCCGAAGGCGATTAATACTTGGTAATTTCAAATTGGTCGTAAAGCGGTGATTTCTTAACATGAGGTATAGAACCCAATCCGTTGTTACCTGTTACTATCACTATCTCCATATCACCTTCATTATCACAAAGGTCTTGAAGGTGTTGAATAAATTCACTTATAAGCATACTATCATATTTTTATGCCCGAAGGCAATTAATAATTGCGTATTATCTCAACTTTCCACTCCTTAGAAGAGAACTTCTTTTTGAGGCTTTTAATTAAACTCTCTATCTCTTCAAGAGATTCAAAGGCATTAACTAAATCCCCTACTTGATACCAATAGTCCCATCTGTCTGGTTGCTTATCTTTCTCCTTTTGAGTGAGTGGTCTAACAAATTCCCCTTTGATGGTTTGATAGTCATTTGGAATTTCAATTCCACACAAATATCCACTTACCGAGCTGTTATCACACACATTGTCTACATTAATATACAATGTTGCGTAATAATGTATTGCGCCACCACAAAGACCACAAAAAGAACTAATTTCGATATTCATGAGTCTTTTTTTGTCTTTAGTATATCTACCCATAGTTGTATATGTTTTACCAGAGAGATTAAACTGAAATCCTTCTCCAATATTCTGAGGAATAGTCCCAGTTATCTTAGATATATCAAATCCATTTTCTATTCGTAAATAGCTGTTTGTATTCATACGCTTTGTGCTTCTTATGCCAGAAGGCGGTTAAACATCAAATCTTTCTGTCTTGATGAGTTATTATCTCACACTCTTTTCCTCTACTATTCCAATAACCACATTTGTAACATCTTCTTCCATAGAAAGGGCAATGGTGGTTTATTTGTGTTGCTATACTCATACCTATACCTTCATTTTAAGTTTCTTAATCAATGCCTTAATCTCATTGTAAGCCAACACATCGGAATCTTTATATAGAGTTCCTATGTTCTTCAACTCCATGATTATCTCATGGTTGGTAGGCATACCATGCTTCTTTCTTACCCATTCGATGAACTCTGGAATTACAACGTTATAGGCTTCCAAAGATTTACCCTCTCTATTATTGTATGACAGAAGATAGTAGTTCTTTCTTGTCAAGAACCACCATAAAGCGATTAATCTGTATTTTATATTTAATAATTTCTCTTTCATGTTCTTTACTTTTTAAGTTTACTGAACTTATCCTTGTAAGGGCAATCATCGGCTACAGATTCTATATTATAGCTTTTACCTTGCAACTTACAAGATATACAATCACCATATCCGAAGCTCCATACTATGAAGTGTGGGCATTGAATCTCTTGACATATCTGCTCTATATCGTTCATACCTAGTCCTCCATATCTTTATTCTTTGCCTAATAGTTCTTCGTTGCCTATATAAGGAATGCACTCCATGAAGGCTGAACCACCAACCATTATATGAGCACCTTCTTTATTCTGATAGGCATACTGGAAGAGATTATAAGTCTTCATGTCGTAGCAAGCTGTGCTTTTGCAGAGGACATAATCTAATGGTTTGAACTCTGGTTTAGGTTTTTCAATTTCCAAGGTCTCCATGTTCAACTTGCCACCTAGTTCTTTCTCTATTTTGTGGATATATTCCTGAGCGTCTTCTTTATTAGCTTTGTTGAAATCAGATGTTTGCATGTAGTTTTCATCCTCTTCAAAGTTCACTATACTACCCCCTTCTTCCCATAGATAATTCTTACCATGGAAAGTTTTGTAGGTATCATTTTCAAACGCTTCGAAGATAATATGTACATTTCCATCTTTGTTAACTAGAATGTCTCCTTTCTTCCATCCGAACTTAGTCCAATCTCGCATTTCTTTGGAAGGAACTAAAGCAACGATACCATCTTCGTAATCAACAAGAGTACCTTTATGGGAGTAATAAATCATATGCCGTCCATCTTCGTCTAACTTGCAACGTATTTTGTTGATGTTTTCAAATAATGCTTCAAGAAAAACATCTATGTTTCTAACAGCATCATACAATTTCAAATTTAAAGGCATATCCTTTAAAATTTCTATTAAGTTTATCTTTGTTTCCATATTATTTTACTCTTATAAATTGAATATTCTTTCCGTCTTTTCGATTGATTGCGGCACAACAAAAATCTTTGCAGACATTTTCATAAATATTGTTGCTTATCTCGTCAAAGAAGCAACCAGTACATTCAAATTCTTTTTTCTCAACCACCTTCAATGTGATTTCTGCGCCAATAGGTAAATCTTCCATAACTTTAATTTCTCATAATGTGACACTTGACAACCTTGTTTACCGCAAGAGGTTGCGATTCATTAAAACTCTTAATAAACTGACGCTCCATCTGTTCAGGGAAGATGGGCTTGGTAGGCTTTGGAATGGTGATGGTAGCTTGGATTTTGCTGCCATCACTCAACGTCATTAAACACCTTCTTGAAATCTCTTCTATTCCAAACATAATTTTGTCCTCCTAATATTTGCATCCGTGAAGATACGGACGTGATTCGTTATACTTCATTTTCAACTTGATATGCTCCATCAGGTCGATATTGTTATTGTGAGCGATTGCGAATACCCTCATGAGTATATCCTGAATGGTATCTGATACAAACCAACTGCAAGACTCATTATCAACAAACCTACTAAAGTGTCCGTTGAGTCGGTACAAATCTTTTGCGATACTGCCTTTATTGATTATGTTTTGTACACGACATTGAATTTTGGTAACTTCATATTTGTCAGCAAGGCTAGAATCGCTTTTTAGTTTAATCGATGTCTTGCTGTTCATCCATCCTAAAAGAGATAAGATACGGATGGCAATATCAGCGAACTCGGATTCTACCGTTCCTTCAAGAGAGTTCTTGTAGGCGGTAGGAATATCTCTGCCCATCTGTATCTCGCTCTCATAGTCTTCGATACTTCCGTGGCGATTGTGGCGGTCTGCCTGAACAGCTTCTGCCATTTCTGTGATAATGAGCATCAATGCGGTTTCTATTTCCGTGTTCTCAGGATAGAAACCATGCTTGTCGGCATTCTTAAAAGCATCTTCTGCTAAGGATGCCAGTTCTTTCTGTGTTATAATTTTCATATTGTTTCGATTTATTATTTTCTGATAGTGTTTCAATCCACATAGCTAGGCTATGACTTGATAGTGAATGCCATATCGTTGAGGGTTCTGCACCAGTTTATCTTTCCTTCTTCGCATAACTCGTTGATGGCTTGGTATGGCTGGTGGAATCCTCTGTTGATGATTTCGGCTGTGAGGACGTGGGGCGGCACGATGTGGTCAGCTTCACGCTCTGCCTGAATCTCAGCGATGATGGCTAGGATTTGTTCTTTCTCTGTCTTCATTTGGCGAAGGTAAAAATGATACGTAGGTGACTTCGGACTGGAACATTAAACATTCCCACATTCCGTTCAAGTCTTGTTGGTACCACAAGCCATCGTGCATTGTTCCGATGATTGGGTTGCCTTTGTACCATATTACCATGGTCTTGTGGGTAAACATGGCTTTGTGCGCTTTACTGATGCGCTTGCCTACCTTGATATATCCGAAAATATCCATAAGCTAGAAGAGGGATAGCTGACCAGCCTTGTCGTGGTAGTGATTCCCTGAAGGGAATATCAGTTCCTCGAACATGGCGGTCAGGCAGTTGGTTACTATTGAGTTTCCTGCAAGGGCATATAGTTTGCTTTTGCAGATGATGAGTTGACCAGACTTCTCCTTGCTTAGGAGTTTGTCTATATCAGCTTCATGAACTCCCATCAGTCGGAAACAATCTCTTGGAGTGTACTTTCTGATTTGGATGGAGTATTTCTTTCCGTTGGGAGCGGTGTGAATGATTTCTTTGTTCATGATGGTTACGAATGTCATGTTTGCTGTATCTATGGTTGTCTTGATGGTAGGGGAGATACCTTGCATTACAGCTTGGTTATAGATGTCGAGAACTTGACCGCCTACATCAGGTTTCACCTTCCCCGATAGGAGCAGGGATTTCATTCTCTTTCATCCTGTTATCATATCTCTTTAACGATTAAGAAAAGTGGAATGCAGTTACCTCCGTGACCCATAGCAGAATTGAGAGTAGGAGAGATTCCCTTGGTGGAGTAGACTCTGGTCTGCTGCTCTATTCTGCCTTTGATTTGGAGGTTTGCTAGCTTTATAATTTTGTCGCACATTATAATTTCTTGATGATTAAAACTGCGTTGGCTGCTCTGCCATCGTTATGTATATAGTTAGCAAAACCAGCCTTATAATAACTTGTACGGATTGTTCTACTTAAACCATCTACGTCTGAGTTGATGAGCAGTTTTCTGCTTGTAACTTTTTGATTATCAATACCCCCCCCCTTAGGGAAGTGGTCAACACCAAGAAGATTGGCTATGCTGATTCCTGCACCAAATGATGATGTGATTGTCGGGGAGCATCCATCAGCAGTTTTCGGTATTGCTATCTTCGGGGTAGAGTTTTTCGATTGATTCATTGATGTCTGCTTTGGTGAGATACTTTTCTAGGAGCGGCTGAGAAAGGAAATATTCAGGAGAAACATTGTCTTCCAAGATGTCCTCAACCGTTGTCTCTAGCTTAATTGGAGAAGGGAAGTGATACTCTGGGTTCGGCTCATCCTCTGTTCTGAGGATGGAGATAACGAAGATACGTTCACGATTCTGAGGGATTCCGTAATCTTTGGCATTCAGTACCTTGTAGAAGGAGGTGTAACCGAAGGAGTCGAGGTCTCTGATGTACTGGAAGAAGTACTTCCTCATCTTCTCTGTGAGTAGACCTTTCACATTCTCTAGCATCACATACTTCGGTTTCTTTACTGCTAGCATTCTCTTCTCCTGAAAGATAAGGGAAGAACGTGTGTCGCTGCCTTCCTCTGCTCCTTGGCGAAGTCCTGCATTGGAGAAATCTTGGCAGGGAGAAGACCAACTGATGAAGTCGAAGTCGGGAACCTGATACCAGTCTATCCTTGTCACGTCTCCGAAGTTCGGAATATCTCTTCCGTGCAGGAGTCCGTAGGCTTGGATTGCTGATGGTTCTATCTCTGAGTAGCCCACTACCTTGAAGTCGAACTCAGGATGCTTATCTTTGAGGTACTTGAAGGCTAGGCTCTGACTGCCATAGCCAGCGAATGCCTCAAAGACTCTGAGGGGATGCTGCTTGTTGTACTTACTGATTGCTATCATTTTGGTAAACAGATTTGTGGTTTATGGATTCCACTGGATGCCCAAGCGTTCCATTGTTCCGTTGTCACGATATATCTCCAATGGGATTCTACATGAACTTTGTGGGTTATTCTTTAGAACTTCAATCATTCCGTAGATTCGCTGACGTAGTGCATGGTTCTTGTCTTCCTCTGTTATCTGCTGCTCTACCTTTGTCTTGGCGATGAGTTGGCTGATTTCGGAAGGGTTCTCATTGACGGCTGCTGGTGGTGGTGTGGCACCGATGAGTTCGTCTTCCCATGCTCTCTGGTTGAGGAAGGTTTGGAAGTTCTTGCGATACTGCTTATCAGGTTGTGAGATAACATAGAGTGGGATATACTCGATAGCAGCCTTGCGGTCTTTCTGACTCATGGAGTTCCACTTCTTTTCAAGCTTCTCCTTGCATCCCACCTTCTTCTGATATAAATCCCAAGCTCTCGCAAAGGTATATTCATCTTTGACTTGCTTTGGAGGGGCAGTAACTTTATATCCTTTGGATTCCAAGATAGAGATTATTTTTTCAGTTAACTCTTCTTCTTGTTTTTCTTGGTACTCTTTAAGAAACTTATCCATTAAGTTCTCACCATGAAAAAATGGTGGCATTAATTGCATTTGAAATTGTTTCATAGTTCACCATTTAAATAATTGTCGATTGCTTGAATAAATTCATCTATAGAGCGGATGATGATGTACTTGCCACCATGTCGTTCTACTTCGTGTTGGAATACCTTCTGTTCGGGTTCCTGACTACCTTTCGGTGTTTTGTTCTCTATGCAGAGGAAACCGTACTGGGAGGTGCGCTTCAGGAGCAGCATATCAGATACTCCTGCCTTCAGCCCTTCTTCTTTCAGCCATGCGGCTTGTCGGGAAGTTCGCTTGCCACCATTAGGAACTGCAAAGAAGACACCTTCAAGGTCAGGATATACCCCACGGATATACCTGACCTCTGCGGCTTGCAAGTTGTGCTCATCATAGGATGAACGCTTGCGTATCTTCTTGCCTTCCTGCTGTAGCTTTGCCTTGATTTCAGCGTATGTTGCCATTACCAATCTGTTGCGAAAAGGTCGTTGAGAGAATCTTCACCCATCAGGAGGATAGCTTTTTCAGCAAGGTCTGCACTCTTAAAGTAAACGCTTGCGTCGTTTGTTCCTACATTGTAATTAATATAGTAGTTATCTAAATCTTTAACGATACTCCACTTTTTGCTATCATCGTCTTTGAAGTTAGGTTCCCAGCCTTCGTTGAGATACTTGGCGATGTTCAGCAACTTGTTGAAAGCAATCATGCGCTTTGCCTGAGCAATAGATGTGCAGTTATCGAAGTCTTTGTAATTAAAAGAAGTCATTACACATGATGAAAGCCTGCTTCCACCAAGGAAGTACGCATCCTTGTTATAGTACAAATCCTTGCAAATATCATCATAAGTGATAGGCTTGCCTTCCTCATCACCATTAGTAGGCTTCTCGTCTCCTTCAATCTTCTTGCGAATCATCGGCTTGCCATCCTCACCGATGAAGACTTGAAGGTAGTCGGGAATAGGAAGTTCTACGGCTGTACCATCCTTCGGGATAGTACATTTGGTGAGACTCGCCTTTCCGTTATTGATGTTGGTAACGTCCTGATTGCTGATGCCTTCTGCGTGAATATCAGGAGTCTCTTCCTCGGCATTTTCTGCCATCTTCTTTGCAATCATATCTACTCCTTTGCCAAGGAGTGCTCCGAAAAACATCTGTGCGAATGCTGGTAACTCTGGGTTGTTGTTGCGCTGACGATTACGTCTGTTGTTGCGCTTGTCGTTTCTACGTGTCATACTAACTATAATTTTGTAAAATGTTATTAAACTCGTCTTCTGATACACCATTACCCATAAGGATGGTAAGGATTGTATCTAGACATCTACTATATACTTCATTGAAGGCTGGCTCGTCCATCTTGGCGAAGGAGATAGACTTGGCTCGCTCCAAGAACTTCTGTCCGTTGAGGTCGTAAAGCGGTTCGCTGAATCCTGATGTTATCAGAAGCTGCTCACGGAATGTGTCTATTGAGCGGAGGTTGATGCGCTGCTGCTCGGTGAGACTATCCCATGCTGCTCTGATAAGGGCGAAGAACTTGCGATGGAACTTTACGTTGCGTGGTCGGACGATATTCGCCTTGACGATGAAACCAACCTTTATCTTTTTCATTTCCTCGTAATCATCATCCGTATATGGGCGAAGACCAGTGGAGGTTCTTACAAGATGGATTTCCATACCTTATTTATTACTGATTTTGGGCAGGGAAGGGAAGACCCTGCTGCTGACCAACTGCATTTTGAGCGTTTTGCTGAATAGGTTGACCGCTTGCGTTAACCTGAGGGGGAAACTGCTGAGGTTGGCTGAGCGGTACTGGCTGCTGCTGAGGTTGGTAATACCCACCGATTGGCTGTTGAGGCTGACCTATCTGGCTATGTACCATCTGTCCCTGCATCTGTGCGGAAGGTCGCTCTACCTTCCAGCAATCTAACTGATTGAACCATCGTCCGTCCTTAGCCTGATGTGCCTTCAATCCGATGTTGGCGGTGATGATTTCACCTAACTGAATGTTGAACTGCTGAATCTTGTCTGAGCCATAAACTTGGATAACGGCTCTTGAAGGGTACTGCTGGTTCAGTTCTTCAATCGTAAACTCTTGTGAACTCCATTGGGTTCCGTTTTGGGAAGTTCCCATTTGAACTTGCCCTGCTGCAATAATCTTGCCTGTAAACTTTACATTCATATTCTTACTTAATTAAGTTTGATTCTTATTGACGTCTTGGTGGTCGTTTCCTTTAGATATTGCTCGTAAAGGTCTGGCTCCGTGTCCTTGAACAGCTTCGTGTCGAAGGTCTTCTTGGTCGTTGCTGCCACATAAGAGTAAGAACCGATGTTGGTCTTGATGGATTTCTGCTTGTTGGCTTCCATCATTTTCATCATCTGCTCCTTCAAATCATCCTGCTTAATCTTCAGGGCATCCATGCGTGCAGAAATAAGTCTGTACTCCTGCTCTAGGGCAGAGAACTGCTCGGGAACTTCCACCTTATATTGGTACTCTGCATCATCAGCGAGATAAGCGTTGATTAACTCGTCTATCTGCTCATCAGATACCATTGGGAGTGGCTGGAACTTGCTCTGTCCGTTCTTGAACCACATACAAACAATCTCCTTCACCTTCAGGTCAGGATTCTGCTCCTCGAACCAGTGGGCATAGATGGATAGCTGGAGAGATACGCTGTCATAGTGAAGGGTGGCTGTGGTCTTGTAATCTACCAGATAGATGTTTCCTTCCTTGTCGGCAAAGATACCATCAATTGCGGAAGCAAAGTTCTCACCATCTGTAACAAGATACTCGGATGCTACATAGTGTAAATCGTATGCGACTAACATACTATGGAATGCTTGAAGCTCTTCCGTAGGGTTCGGGTATTGTTTGAGGTCGGCATCGAAGATGGAGCAGAAGGTTTCAAACGTGTTGTGGATAAGACTTCCTCGCTCTGCTGCCTTCTTCAATACCAATTCGGGAATATTCTTATAGGTGTCGGGGAAGGCTTTCTTGATGAGCGTTCCCGTCACACCTTTCAGTTCCTTCTTGCCGATGAAGTACTGGTGAGATTCCTCAATGAATGTAACCTTAGGCACATTCAGAGTAATTTTCTTTGTTGCTGCTGTCATATTATTGTATACCTAATTGTTTCTTCTTGGCTGATACTGCTTGCATGAACTGAGCGTTAGAGCAGAGTGGCTGGTAATGCTGAATTACCCACAACAGATTATCCTTGCTAACACATCTGCTCAGGTAAGCCAAACCTTCATTCAAGTCATTTGAGTTGAATTGTTGTGATGCTGTCTGCTGTGCCTGAGTCTGCGCTTGCTGCTGCTGCCCATCGTTGGTGGTATCAGAATCAGCATTGTCATCAATGGCAAAGAGACCGTTGAGGGCATACTTTCGGGCGTAAGAGGATGATGCTCCAGTAATCTGACTGCCATCCATACCTTTCTTGGATTCTTCTTCTCTAGCCCAACCATTGGTTGTTTCACACTCGCCCTTCTCGTTCTTGATGGTGGCAGTTGCCTTCACGTAGATGCGGTTGCCTATCAAGACTACATCATCGGTGATGATGAGCGTACATTTCTGCTTGGCGAGTAAAGGCTTGACAGCTTCAAGGATGTCTTCTGCCTTGCGATACTTGTAGCCACCGAATTTATTGAACTGACTCTTCGGGGCTTTCAGTTCTGACTGAATTGCGATAAGTTCTTTCATATCTTATATGTATTAAGTTGTTATTGATATTTCCATTCATAGAGGTTGCATCTGTAGCCACCATCTGGGTTCTTATTCGGGTTGTCACACATGGTCGAGAAGAGACAATCGTGACAACTATTTGCTTTGTATCTCATATTGTATGGTTTAAATATTCAAATTAAAAACCCCACGGTTCTCACGAATGGTGGGGAAGGATTTTATATATGTATAAACCTGAGCGGTCGCTACCGCAATTCAAAAACTGCTAATGTAAAATGTAAAATATAAATATATTAAAGTCTGTAATTTCTCTATAATAGGGCGCACGTTCCGAGGCCTTAAACCATCCGTGCGCCCTTGGTTCCCTTCTGCATTCATGGAGGCTTAGGACTCCCAGCACTAGTAATCGCACATATTGTGATATATCTGATTTCTATAAAATAACCAATTAAACTTGAACCGAATAGAAGAAAGAAAGCGTGCTGGCTGCATTAGAACCGATTTGTAGTTGTGCGCTCCTACCTTTAGATGCTACCTTATTATATAAGGGTCACGGCATCAGGTCTGCTTCTTCACAAGTGAACTCCAAGTTTTTCCAAATTCCACCTATTAGGTGTATGTACTCGCTTGCCACTTCCACGTCTAAGCACCATCTGTGGTTAATGATGCTCCTTTTGGGTACGTGTACCTCTCTAGGAAGGTTTATCCTATCCGATATAAAGCCTTGAAATCGGGCTATATGGGGCGCAAGGTGGGACTCGAACCCACGACCTCGAAGGCTCATGAACCTTCATACTCTACCAACTGAGTTACTTGCGCTGAACTTAAAACATGTAAAATTATAACGACTAAAGTTATAGTGGAGACTGGGAGTAGCAAACTCCAAAAAACCTCTGCTGTTTTCAATGACTGAAACATTATAAGACTTAACACATTAATAACTTAATACTAAACTAAATATGTGAGGTTCAATCTCCATATATCTTACTTGCCTACCTCCTTGAAGTAGGAGTGGATTTCCTTAACGGCAACAGCGAAAGCGATTACGCTAGCTACCAACATTACATCTGCTATCATAAGTTTGTCTGTTTAATGGGTAAAACAATAGGCTGCTGCCTCTGATTTCAACTCTGCCATGCTCTTCCTTCGATTCTGAGTCATCCACTCTTCCAACTCGCTCTTTTTAAAGTAGAGTCGGTTGACGTTTGGTTTATAGCAAGGAATGATGCGGTTCCTGACGTTCTCTCTCACTCCTCTAACCGTCATTCCAAGAATGATTGCAGCTTCATTAATGTTGAGCACATTCTTTGCAGCTATGAGCGAATACTGCTCTATGCGGTCTAGCTGCTCCTTAATCTCTGGGTCTACCATGTTACCTCCTTCTTTGATTGTTGTACTTTATCATTTTTGTACTTACGTCCGCAAGTACTCCTGCTATGTTAGAAATATTTGAGGGTATAGTCATATCTACTCTCTTTCCGTTCTTTGAGCAGGAAACCTCAAGACTGTCATCTTTAAGTCTTACTTTTATACGCATTTCCATTGTTCAATCTCATAAATAGATATTTTGCAATAAGTCCTATACGTACATTGTCAAGACATTCATACAACTGCTCCTCATTACAGAGTAAATCAATAGAGTTGTCTTGATGTACCTTTTTGATAGCACTTCCCTTTAGAGTAAGTTTCATATTCACCTCCTTCTTTATTATTAGTAGAATACTACCTTATCTGCCTTAACACCTCCGAACTCATTCAGGGCATCATTCCTGATGTTTTCAGACTGCTTGCTCTGACTTCTAAAACCTAGAGCATTATAGATGGTTTCCCTTCGGCATCCATATCGCTCAGCAAGTTTTTTACGTCCTTCGGGCGAAACTTTGATAATTTTTATCTTTTTTACTTGCATATCTTAAATTTTTATTGTAATTTTGCTTTTAAATATATAGCAACTTGTTATTAACGATTGCAAAGGTAGTCATTTTCTGCTAATCTACCAAAGTTTTAGCAAGAAATTATTAACCGATTATGATTAATTAATTATTGTTTATAAATGTAAAATGTATGGAAGTAACTATTTATCAGCGAATTATGCTAATTTTAGAGGATAAGCAAGTATCGGTTAACGCTCTGTCAAAGTTAGTCGATATGTCTCAAACTACCCTTAATACTCAGTTGAAGGGTGAGCGTGCTTTGTCTGCAAACGTTGTTGCCAAGGTTCTTGTAGCTTATCCTGACGTGTCTGCTGAGTGGTTGATGCGTGGTATTGGTACTATGTATCACAAAGAAGGTGCTGACGATTCTCCTTATATGGTTGCTGAGACTCCTCATCGTGAAGAACCTAAGATAGAAGACTCTCATCAGGATGATTCTGTCTGGAAGGCTAAGTACGAGGAGTTAGAGAAACGCTACGACCAGCTATTGTCTATCTTAGGCGGTAGCATGAGTAAAGCAAATGTAGGATAATTAAAATGTATTGAGTATGTGGTTTCTTCATATGTTAGTAATGTTTGTCTCGCTCATGCTATTTATGGCATGGATGGTAGGCGTGTGTGATTCCCTTCAACATGGTAGGTTTTTCAACTGGTTATGTAAAAAGAAGTGGATGGTAATTCCTGTTGCTCTGTTATTGCTGATATTTGTTGCAAGAGTATGGTATGTAGTAGCATTTGATATTCAAGATATAGTTAACTACATCTTTGGGTTATGCGGTTGCAGTCCTATAGATTTTAAGAACCTTGGATGATGGAATATATATTAGGTATCATTGTATTTTTGTCTTTGTTGGCTATAATAATATGGTCTATCCTTCAAAGTTCTAAGGAGGAAAATGCAAAGCGTGACAAGGATTTTGTTGATAGAATAAGAAAGAGTGCTCTAGAACGCAAACCTTCTATCTGTATTGAAGTTGATGGGTGTAAGATAATGCTTAAAGAGGATTTCATAAAACGAGAGTGGTACAAGACCAAAGAAGGAGGAATACCTATCCGTGGTCAATATGAACCAGCAGTACATTTCCTGAAACGTGTTGACGAATATCGCAAAATGAAGGCTGAGCAGAAAAGGTACTATGATGAGGAGTTGGCACGAAAGAAACAGAGTAGCTTGGGTAGATGCGCAAAGGCTCCTTTATCAAAGTCCGAGTATGAAGCTGACGAAATATTAAAGAATTACAATGGAGAAAAATAATTTTCCCAACTAGGAAAAAATATTTTCCCAACTAGAAAAATAAAAATATGCCAAAAGAAATTATTTACGTGTTTGTGGCATTCATAGCGATAGCTGCAATTTATTTTATGTATTGCTCATTGAGGGTTAACAGAAAAGAAGGCGAACCTTCAAGTGTTAAGGATGATAGCAAAAAGGTAGCTAAGATGGTGTTTAGGTATATTGCCATTGCGATTACCTTTGTTGTCTGTATGGTTGTGCTGGTTGCTGTTGAGTCCCAGTTCGTAGAGCCTAACAAAGGATTTATATTTGGTGACTTTGCTGTGTCTGCTATGGCTGCTGCCTTTGTTGGTAGCTTTCTAAAAAAGAAACTCGGTTTGTAATGGCAAAGATAACTAACGAACAGAAGCTGTATGTGCTTCTGAAATATAAGAAAGAGCGGACAAAAAAGGAAGAGAAGAACATAGTTTAACTTTTAATCTCTGCAAGGCTGGCTACCTTACAGAGTTTTTTTTATTCCTTATCGAAGAACTTATCAATCAGCCCCATTGCCTCATCCTTCTTCTTATCCACAATCTTAGCGTATATCTCAGTAGTGGATATTCGGGAGTGACCGAGCAGCTTGCTGGTGGTGTAGATGTCTGCTCCCAGCGTGAGCATCATGGTGGCGAAGGTGTGCCGAGCGGTATGCACAATTTAAGCAAAAGCAACGGAAAGTGAATATGAGAAGAATGAACTGCAAGTGGTTGAGAATGAGCAATATTTCATAATTCTGCCAATTGGCT